CTCCAATTGAATCAGGTGACATCCTACAGATCGAAGGTGAGGACGAGACTAGAGAGGTTGCTCTAATTGAATCTTCTAACTCACTAATCACATTCGAATATTCGGGTGCTGTTAAGGGACGTAATGGAGACGCTCTTGCAACCATCGAGAAAGGACGTGTTACAGAAGCAATCCTTACAAACTCTGGTGATGGTTACGATTCACGTCCTAACGTGGATGTGATTTCATCCTCAGGTTTTGGTGCACGCATCAAGGCACTTGTGGGTCTCGCACGCATTGACGTGAAGAACGCAGGTCAGGGTTATGCACAACCAACAATCGATGTGAACACCACTGTTCCTGATAACTTCTTCGCACCTTCAGGTGTTGGAGTCAACGGTGGTATCGACATCTATGATCCAAACTACGTTCCCCCAGGTGAATCTCAGGCACAGGGTGAGCAAGCAATCGTTATCGAATCACAACCAGTTAACACAACCGTTAACCAAGGTCAAGTGGCATCCTTCACCGTGATCGCGTCTACTAACCCTGCTGGTGGCACAATAACCTACCAGTGGCAGAAGAAGAACTATGGTGAGAATGACTGGAATAACATCACTGGTGCTACATCTCCTACATTCACTTCTCCTGCTACTACACAGGCAGATGGTGGAGATGAATTCAGATGCGGACTCACCGCTGCTGGAGCAACACCAACACTTTCCAACGCTGCAGTCCTTACTATTAACATAGGAGCAACTACTGTGGACAACTTCACACCAGACCAAATCTTCGACGACAACTAAATAATGGAAGATGAAGGATTCTATTGCGAGTTAAAGATGGGAATAGAGGGACTTCGGTTGCTCTACTCTCATTTAGATTACTCGATAAGAATGTGGCCAGGTTCACCTGCTCGTCCCGCTGAGGAGCAGATTTTTCTGGATCAATTAAAGAAGCAAACTTTTGCGATGATTTGTGAATATAACCTTTCTGAAATAGACTAATGGCAGCAAACGGACAGTACAACGCAGTAACAGATGTTCTGACTATCACAGGTAATGGTCTTCCAACGCCTGTGCTTTCTGGTACTTTCCCGAATAGTGATAATTCTAATACAATTACGTCATATACTTTCTCACATAATTTTACATATAGAGGTGGAGATGACACAGTTGCTTCAGGAACACTTCCTGTAGGGATAGTTGGTATCAGTGCTAATGGCGTTGCTATCTATAATGCCTCAGGTGGTCCAGATGGCAGTCCACCACAGGGTTTTAACTGGGTTGGATCAGCAACAAACACTGCTATTGACTTTGGCGAAGACAACTGTGGAGGTTATCCTGAAACCACAGGACAGTATCATTATCGTGATTCACATCTCTTGAATTGCTGGAAAGCAAATCAGGTAATGTCAAATTACAATGATTACTACGGTTCTACTCAATTTCAAAGTGACAATATGCGTCACCCTGATGGTCACTCTAAGATCATCGGTTTTTGCTTTGATGGGTATCCTATTTACGGACCATATGGATATGATAACCCGACTGATAATACATCAGCGGTTAAAATTATGGTCACAGGGTATAAGATGCGTGATCAGATTGCTGTCAATAGACCTGCATACGATTCAACATACCCTAAAGGTGCATTTATTCAAGACTATGAATACAATGCTGATATAAATGGAAGACATCTTGATGCATATAACGGGCGTTATTGTCATACTCCCGAGTTTCCGAATGGTACCTTTGCGTACTTTATGTCGATTCACGACGATCTTTCGGATGATAAGACTTATGTTGTCACTGTTTCTGCAGAAGATGATGGCAACAAATACAGACTTGATGGCGTTTTATATCCTGACATAACCTTTACTAAAGGTTCTACCTATACATTTGATCAGTCAGATCCCTCAAACGCTTCACACAATATTCGTATCTCGGCAACCTTGAACGGACCTTGGAACCTAGGTACAGAATACACTTCAGGAGTAACATATTTTGGAACTCCTGGTCAGGCGGGTGCTAAAACTGTAATTACAGTACCTCAAGATGCACCTGCAAATCTATATTACTATTGCCTGAATCACTCAGGTATGGCGAACAATGCGATCGGTACTGTGATCGCAGATATGAGTTATGAACCTAAATTTCCATTCATCTTTGGTTTAGTATCAAAACAGCAGGTTAATGTTCCTGCAAACCAAGGTATCCAACAAGAGTCATCTAGTGGAGGAGGAGATTCAGGTGGTGGTGATGATACTGAACCACCCAGTCTTGTTATTAATAGTCAACCGACCAATGCAACTATTGCTAACGGTGGATCACAAACATTCACTGTTCTAGCAGAAGTCCAACCTCAAGCAGGAACTATAAACTATCAGTGGCAGGTCTCTACTGATGGTGGGTTTGCTTGGTCTAATATTACTGGTGCTAATTCAAATACTTACACTTTAGTAGCACTATCTTATATGACTGGTTATAGATATAGAGTGGTGCTAATAGGTCCTGTTGGTGAATCTCAGCAGGCAGTAAACTCACCCCTATCATCTAATCTGAGTATCTTAACGGTCACTGGTGGTACTAGTGGTACAGATACATCAGGTGTTTTAAAATGGGATAGTAATGTAGGACGATACGATATGACCGCCGTTCCTTTTGATAGGGATAATAATAATCCCGACTTCACTACATCGAACGTTAGATTTGACTTGACTAATTTTGAGTTCGACCTCACATAAATAAAACTGTAGAAAAACCCCACCGCTATGGCTAAGCAAAATCTTAACATTGGTGTATCGGCAAACGATGGCACTGGTGATACCCTAAGAGATGGTGCTATTAAACTCAACAATGTTATTAATGAGTTATACACCTATCTTGGAGACAATACTAACCTGCAAATTAGTGTCGGAAGTCCGTCAACTAATCAGGTTCTAAAATGGAATGGTTCAGTATTCACTGAAGGTCAACTTTCTGTTTCTAATCTTACCGATATTGATGTTAGCGGTGTCAGTAACGGTCAAGTTCTGAAGTGGAACGAGGCAAATGCTCGTTGGCAAGCAGGTGATGATCTACAAGGTGGTGGAGGCGGTGGTTCTTCGATCACTAATCTTTCTAACAACGGATCGGGTAACGTTGTTATCGACACTCATTTTCTACCAAACTCGGATGCAACCTATGATCTAGGTTCACCCTCACTGAAATTCAGAGACCTGTACCTTGATACATCTACCATTTGGATGGGAGATACTGGTATTTCTACTGACACAGTAACACAAGAATTAAATCGTAGAAAGAGACAAGAGCATACTGTTAATAGTATTGACACTGGTGCTACCAGAACCGTTGCATCAAAACTTGCTTCTGAAGATTCTACTCAAGAAGAGAAGTTTAGACTTAGATTCGCAGCAATGAAAGTTGGTACTAAACTCAACATTGAGGATGCAACTGGTGCTAAGGCAACTGTTCAGTTTGCTTCCTTCGTTGCTGAGAATGGTGGAGCACGTGGATATATAACTACAACTGCTGCAGGTGCGGATCAGTCACAAGAGTTGTCTGTCTCTAGTGCTGTCAAGATTACATCCTACAACCGTATGGTTTCTGAGGATGAAGGAGGCAACATTGAGTTGGGTGGACAATCACTGAAGTTTGCTGCAGGTAAAGAACTTAAATTCAGTAATGACATCCTTGAACTTCCTTCAAACAGTTCTATTCGTTTTGGTGATAGTGGCTCTACGAAAGTCATTGCTATGGACAGTAGTGGTAATTTGGATCTTCCTACTGGTACTGACATCCGCTTTGGCGGTGATGCTGCTAAATCAATCAAATTTGATGGAAGTGGTAACCTTGAAGTTCCAGATACTGCAGAAATTCGTTTCGGATCTGGTGGAACTAAGAAACTAAAGTTTGATGCTTCTAATAACTTAGAACTTCCTACTGATTCTGAGATCAAAATTGGAACCAAGAGAATGAGAGTTGGTACCAATGGTGAGTTGGAAGTTGCAAACGATGGTACTACCTTCAATGAAATTGGTGGAGGATTCCAATCTCAGATCAATAATGCTCCTGCAGGTGCATCAATTATTAAGGGATATAATAACGCCACAATTCATAAACCCTCTCCTACTATCCTGTTCAGATTTACTGCTGCTGGATCTTCCAGTTACACAGTATCTGGACCAGGATTCCCTGCATCAGGTGCAGGCAGTAGTCCTACTATTATTCTCTATCGTGGATTTACATATGATCTCCACAACCAAGCAGGGGGAGCACATCCACTAGCAATTAGAACTGCATCAGGTGGATCTGCATATACCACAGGTATTACTGGTTCAAATACAGGTATTCAGTCATTCACAGTTCCTATGGATGCACCTGCTACTCTGTATTACCAGTGCACAATCCATAGTGGAATGCTAGGACAATTCGACATTCGTTAATTAAATGCCAAGAACAGTACCAGGAAGCGGCGCTATTATTGAACCTATCTTTAACTCCATATTTGGGGTTAGAGAGGTTTATGTGGTGGATGGTGGAACTGGTTATAATTCTTCCGATCCTCCTCAACTTACAATCGGTAATTGTGGTACCCCAATCAGAGCGGCAGTCTTACAACCAGTAGTTTCAAATGGTCAGATTGCTTCAGTAAGAGTTTTGGATCCTGGTGAGGGGTACGATCCATTTAGAATTGAATTAGATACAACTGGTGTAGGTCACGGTGCAGTAGCAAAAGCAATCTTGTATGAGCAAGATGAAGTTGCACCTGATGGTACTATCATTGCTCCTGCTGGATCTATTCAATACATACAAGTTTTGTCTAACGGTGACGAGTATTTCTCATCTCCCACAACTGCCGAAGTAAAAGGTGGTGGTGGATCAGGTGCTGAACTCCGTCCTGTTGTTGGTCTTGTTACTGGTTTGTCACTAGAAGTTCCTGGTGCAAACTATGAGTTGGGAGACATCAACTTAGTTGTCTCTGGTGGCGGGGGTCAAGGTGCAACTGGTGTTGCAGAAGTCGATGAATTTGGTGTTATCAAATCTATCGATGTTTCTAACGTTGGTGAGTTCTATGAAACTGCACCTACGATCTTGCTTAATGGAGGTGGTGGATCTGGTGGTACTGCGAAAGCAAATATCAATCTAGGTTCTATTACAACCATTGATGTTGTTAATCCTGGAGGCGGTTATTCATCTGCTCCTCAAGTGTTATTCACGAGGAACACCGACCTTACAAAACAGGCACGTAACCGTCAATCTTATAATTCAAATCTATATAACATATCTGGTCTACTTGCAGATGTAGACGAGAACGATCAAACAATCTATGTACAAACGACTGCTCCTTATCCTGGTTCAGGTAAGATTCTTATCGGTAGAGAGGTTATTAGATATACAGGTAAAACACTTACCTCATTCACTGGTTGCGACCGTGCTCTTAACTTCCGATACGATCAAAAGGTTCTAATTGATTCATTAGCAAATGATTCAAATGGTGTCTCAGGATATACCTTTAACGTAGGAGATAGGGTTACTAGAACAACGGAAAGTTCCAGTAATAAGATTGCGAGAGTATATGATTGGGTCCCATCTGAGAGAGCACTCTACCTCGTCTTCGAGGTGGATGAACTTGCTTTCATTGATGGTGGATCTTCTCAAGTTAAATCACAGGTGATTGACTTTAGTGGTGGTGTTGCTTCAGCATCTGCTACTGGTGTGGAACCTCACACTCTGATTGACCTTGCAGATGCCAGAATCATTACCTTGACTGTTCCTATTAGTTACATTCAAGATAAAGCATTCGAAGATGATGATGAAGTTGGTGGTCTTGGGGATGGTATTCCCGATTTGATCAATACAAACACTGACTTCCAAGGAGAGATAAGTCTTGATGGTGGTATTGCATCATCACTTTATGGTATTGAGGAGACCGTTGGTGGTACCAATACTACTCTGTTTGCGATTGGAGACCAAATGGCGGATGGTTCCAGTCCTCCATTATCTCCCACAGTTTCCATTGCTGGAGAACTGGGAGATGGTGATCTGCACCCTGCTGAGGTGCAATTTATTATGCGTAGCACTGACCCTGTTACTGGTAACTTTACAGTTGATGAAACTGTTACAGGATCCATCACAGGTATTACTGCGACTGTGAAATCTTGGGATAATGCATCCAAAACTTTGGTAGTTAAAACAGTCGTTGCAAACGCTGGAAACTATCTTTGGAATGCTAACGAAACTCTCACTGGCGGTTCGACAGGAGTAGTTGGTACACCCTTGAAAATTGAATATCTTTCATATATTAGAAACGAACCAGACTAACCCCTATAAATAAAGAGAAGGTAGAAACTGTCCAATGGCACTACTCACTGACCAATTTAGAATTTTTACTGCGGAAAAATTCATCAAATCACTGGAAGGTCCTGACAAGAACCAGAGTGACATAGCTGCTGGTGCAAACAGAGACCGTCTGTATGTGTACATTGGGCGTCCTCAGGAATGGGATAACGAGAATAATCCTCCGACCCCCGTTGATTCTTTCCAGGAGTTTTCTGATTCATTCGATGATATGATCTCGATGAAGCGTGTTCTTGCGAACGACGCTGTTCAGGTTATTCGTCGTATTGACTGGATCCCACCCGAGCAAACCACTGGTGGTTTGGGTTATGTGTACGATATGTATCGTCACGATTATTCATCCAGTAAGACTGCATCTTCTGGTGCTACCAAACTATATGATGCTGACTTCTACGTTGTTAACTCATCTTATCAAACGTATAAGTGCATTTACAATGGAACATCACCAAGTGATCCTAACGGTAAACCATCAACGGTTGAACCGACAGGTACATCTACATCTATTATCACAACTGCTGACGGTTATCGTTGGAAGTATATGTACACGATCCCTGTTGGTCAGGTACTGAAATTCTTCTCAGGTGATTATATGCCTGTGTTGATTGATACTGCTGTTGTGTCTGATGCTGTTGGTGGTGAGATTGACACTGTTGTTATCCAATCTGCAGGTTCTGGATATAACAACGGTACATACGAGAACATCCCAATCAAAGGTGATGGAACTGGTGGAAGAATATCTGTTGTGGTTGACGGTGGTCGTATCGTCTCTGCTACTGTAACTTCTGGTGGTGCCAACTATTCCTTTGGTAAAGTCATCATTGATGAGATTAACGGTATCGGTGCTGGTACTGGATCTGGTGGTGCTATCGACGTTATCATTCCTCCGAAAGGTGGACACGGTTCAGGTCCCCAAATTGAATTGGGTGGGTTCCGTACAATGATCAACACTAAGTTCACATACGATGAAGGTTCTGGAGATTTCCCAACTGATAACGATTACAGACGTATCGGTTTGGTTCTGAATCCTCTGAAGTATGGTACTGAAGAATTGGCAGACGCTATTACTTTGTCTGCTACTAACGCTGTGATTTTCTCGCCCGACTTCACAGGTTCATTTAATACTGACGAAATTATTACTCAAACTCGTACTGTTGGTGGTCAACAAGTGACTGCTAGAGGTCGAGTTGTGTCTTGGAACTCAACAACAAAAGTTCTTAAGTATTACCAAAACAGAGTTGACGGTATCTTCCCTGAAATCTCTGGTAATAAAACAGTCTTTGATGGTGGTAACACTGTTGTTGGTTCAGGTTCTGGTACTTCTGCCGACCCTGATATTAACTTCCCTATCGTACCTGGTGAAGCAACTCGTGTTATTAATAACACTGAGTATGACCTAGGTATGTCTTTCACTTCTGGTTACGCCAAATCTGAGGTGAAAAAGGACTCTGGAAAAGTCATCTACATAGACAATAGGAGAGCAATCTCCCGTGCTGGCGACCAAATTGAAGACATTAAGATCGTAGTAGAGTTCTAAACCAATGCCTCAGAATACCAATCTGAATATCGCTCCTTATTTCGATGATTTCGATAAGGCGAATAATTTTTACCGAGTGCTGTTTCGCCCTGGGTACCCTATCCAAGCTCGTGAACTGACGACGCTTCAATCTCTGATGCAAAATCAGGTTGAGTCGTTTGGTACGCATATGTTTAAGGATGGCAGTATGGTCATCCCTGGTCAGATTGGTTACGACCTTGATGCTAAAGCAGTTATTCTCCAAGGATCATTCTTGGGTGCAGACGTTGAACAATATAGACAACAAATTACTGGTAGAATCGTTGAAGGTCTTACCACTGGTATCAAAGCAAAAGTTATATTCAGTATTTCTTCTACTACATCTGAGCGTGGTTATATTACATTATACGTTAAGTATCTAACATCTGGTGGTTCAGATTCAGATACAAGAGAGTTTGTTGATAACGAACAGTTGGTTTGTGCTTCTGAGATTACTTATGGTTCATCTCTAATTGAAATTGGAACTCCATTTGCACAGTTGCTTCCTACTAACTCTACTGCTGTAGGTTCTACTGCTAGTATTGCTAATGGTGTTTACTTTATTAGAGGACACTTTGTAGATGTTCTTGAACAGACTATTATTCTTGATCAATATACAAACAATCCTTCGTATAGGATTGGTCTAGAAATTTTTGAATCTATCGTTACTCCTGAAGATGATCCAAATCTAAACGATAATGCTACTGGTACATCTAACTATTCTGCTCCTGGTGCTCACAGATTTAGGATCAGAACCAGTCTAGTTAAAAAAGTTATCGATGATGATACTGATAAAAACTTCATCGAACTTCTAAGAATCAATAAATCTCAGATTGAAAGTTTTGTAGAAAGATCTGCATATAACGAACTAGCAAAAGAACTTGCTAGAAGAACATTTGACGAATCTGGTGATTATACTGTTCGTGATTTTGATGTAAGAATTAGAGAACATTATAATGATGGTTCTAATGGTGGTGTATATCTTCCTGGAGAGATTTCACCTCAAGGTAACAATGCATCTACTGCACACTATGCTGTAGAGATTGGACCTGGTAAAGCATATGTTAAGGGTTACGAATCAGAAACTCTGGTTCCTAGTTTCATTGACTTGTTGAAACCAAGAGAAACTCTTGCATTACAGAACTCAATCATCCCGTTTGAGTTGGGTCAGTATATGTTGATGAATAATGTACAGGGGTCCCCTATCATCAACGGTAATAATATTACTGCCAACTATCAAGTTATTGAGTTTAGAGATCAAGCACAAGGTAATAACCTTTCCAGTAATGGTCAGATTGTTGCACTTGGTCGTATCGCTGCATATGAATATCATAGTGGTACTAATGTAACTTCAACAGCAACAGTTTTTAAAGCATATGTATTTGACCTACAACCCCTAACAATCTTCAAGACAGATGCTGCAGTCACACTTACTCAGGGTCACGTTATTAGAGGTAGAACTTCTAAGGCAAAAGCATTCGTTGAAGGCGATGTATCAGGTGCATCGGTATTCAACGTTTATCAAGTTTATGGTTCATTCCGAAATGGGGAGATTCTTGAGCGTGATGGTATTGAAATCGGTACTCTAAACGATCATTTCTCATTCCAAGTTACCGATGCACGTTCAATGATCGGTAGAGATCCAGATACAAATAACATTAGATTTGCTGGAGATCTTATTAACGATGCTCAGGTTGTTATTCTTGGTACAAACTTTAATGTAAGTTCTGGTGGTGCTACTGGTACATTGACTGGTACACAATCTAACTTCACATTAGACATCAGACCGAATGACATCTTTACTCAGAACGGAGTAAACTCTCTGTTCGCTGATAGAATTAGCACTGTTTCAGGTAATATTGATAATAAGATTACAACTGCTACAGGTGCTACCTACTCTGGTAACAATATTCCAGCAGGAGATTATGGATTCTTAGTTAGATTGCGTCCTCAGATTTATGATAGAGAGACTGCTGATCTTATGATCGAGATGCCAAAAGAATCGATCAATAATATTAGTGATGAATCTGCTATTGTTGCACGTTCTTTTGACGACATCACAGTTACTGGTGCTAACGACTTTACGATTTCTCTACCTGCTGACGAACAGTTCCTTGCATATGATAAGGATCACTATCAGTTGGTATCTCTTGCACCTACCCCAGGTACACTGATTGACATCGAATCAAATCTTGCATTTAACACAACTGGTACTCCAAGAACATCATTGACTGTTTCTGGTTTGACTGGTGTTACATCTTGTCGTTTGATTGCTTCTATCTCTAAAAACCAAGCAGAGAAGAAGTTGAAGAATGCTACTCAGATGGAAGTTATGAAGGTTGAGAGAACCACTAACTCATCTGATGCTGTTAAGTATGGTCTTACATATGGTTCATTGTTTGGAACTCGTATTGAAGACGAAGAGATTTCACTTGGAGCTACTGACGTTTATAACGTTCACGCCATCTATGAATCATCAGACGATAATGCTGCTATAATTCCTAACCTTCAAATGCAAGATGCAACCATCTTCAAAGAAGGTACTATTATTGAAGGTCAGACATCTAAAGCAAAAGGGCGTGTTGTAAACTTTAACGCTGTTTCATACGTCTGCCACTTTGTATATGAAAACGATACATTCTTCCAGTTAGGTGAAACTATTCGTGGTTTTGATGCTAACGATGAAGTTATCTCTGGTCTTTCAAATGATGCAGAAGGATCTATCGATAATGGTTCTAGAAATATTACTACAGATTTCTTCCTTGATGCTAACCAGAAAGGTCACTTCTACGATATTTCTAAACTTGTTAGGTATGCATCATCAACAAAACCTCTTAGAAAGTTGATGATTGTGTTTGATAGATTCACTCACGAAGCAACGGGTGACTATTTTGCTGCTCAATCTTATGTTGGTATTGACTATGGAAAGATTCCTTCTGTAACTCTTGACGGTGAAACAAAGGAACTTAGAGATGTTCTTGACTTTAGACCCGCCGTTACTCCCGTTCTTTCAGGATCTGGTACTGTAGGTTCACCATACTTTGTAAACTGTGCATCACTCGACTTTAAAGATAGAGGATTCTCTTCTGGTGGTGTTGCAAATAACGCTACGGTTATTGATATTCCAAAACCTGAGTCAGATTTCCGTTGTGACTACGACTACTACCTTGGTAGAGTTGACAAATTATTCCTAACTGACCAGCAAGAGTTTAAGATTGCCAAGGGTATTTCTGGTGAAAACCAAGAACTCCCAGGTGATATGGATAATGCAATGCTAATGGCAACATTCTTCCATAAACCATATGGTTATAGTCCTGCAGATGTAAGAATTTCTAGAGAAAACAACCGACGTTTCACAATGCGTGACATCGGTAGGATTGAAAAGAGAGTTGATAACCTTGAGTATTACACATCTCTAAACCTTCTTGAGATGGAAACTGCATCATTCTCTGTTAAGGATGCTGATGGTTTTGATAAATTCAAGAATGGATTCTTAGTTGATAACTTTACATCATTCGATTCTGCTCAAACTAGACACGAAGACTTTGCTTGTGCTCTTGACTTCTCTGAAGGTATCTTGAGAGCGTCTCACTATACAACAAACGTTGCTCTTGAGTATAACGAAGTTGCATCTAATGCTGTTACTAACCATAGTGTTGGTACACTGACTCTCCCATATAACGAAATTCAGTTTATTGTTCAACCTTATGCATCAAGAGTTGAGAATGTAAACCCATTCAACGTGTTTGCTTACATCGGTAGATTGGATCTATTCCCATCATCTGACGACTGGGTAGCAGAAGAGAGAGAACCAGATAGAGTTGTGAACATTGAAGGTGACTTTACTGCACAGGTTCAAGCACTTGGTGGTGACACCAACACAGGTTTTGTTCCTACACAGTGGAACTCTTGGAGAACTAACTGGTCTTCCAGCAGCAGTTCTTCTTCATCTCAGTTTATGAGAAGAGGTTCTTGGCCGTTTATCAGAAGAATTAACACTAACACCACAAATACTACTAGTAACCAATCTAGAACTGGTCTTAGAACTAACGTTGTTCCTAGAATTGACCGTCAATCTCTTGGCGATAGAGTTATTGAGCGTACAGTTATTCCTTTCATTAGATCAAGAAATATTGCATTTAAGATCCAGCGTCTGAAACCAAACACCAGATTCTATGCTTTCATCGATAACGTTAATGTTAATTTCTACACAACGCCTCGATTGCTTGAAGTTATTAAGAATCCTATTGATGATACAAGAACAAACAACACACCTTTCGTTGTTGGAGAGACAGTAGTTGGTCAGTCATCTGATTGTCATCTCAAGTTGATGGATCCTAACACTGGTTTTGATGATGATCTAAACCCATTTGATTCTAGTGAACTTCCTAGTTCCTATGCATCAACTACACCTCTCCTTAATATCGACACTAAAATTATGTCGGAGACAGTTGCAGGTGCTTACTACGGTAACCCTCTAGAGGGTGAGATCCTTGTTGGTCAAACATCTGGTGCTCGTGCTGTTGTTAAGACTAAGCGTCTTGTTGCTAACACCAACGGTGACCTTGAAGGTATTATGTGGATTCCTAATCCTGGTGTTGACACCAACCCAAGATTTGCTACAGGTACACGTGTTATCCGTCTTACAACTTCAGCAACTGACTCTAGAGTTCCTGGTCAGGTTGACTCTGCTGCATCTGCTAACTACGTTGCATCTGGTGTCATCGAGACTAAGCAGACAACTATTCTTGCTGTTAGAAACGCCGATGTTGTTAGAGACACTGTTACTCAAGGTAGAACCGTTAACAGTTCAAGTACATCAACAAGAGACACAGGTTGGTATGACCCTCTTGCTCAGTCCTTCTTGGTTGAGTCTAAAGGTGGTGCATTTATTACTGGTTGTGACTTGTACTTTAATACTAAGGATGAGAGAATCCCAGTATCTGTACAGGTTAGAGAGATGGCAAATGGTTATCCAACCACTAAAGTTCTTGCATTCTCTGACGTTACACTTCTTCCTTCACAGATTAATCTATCTGAAAACGGAACAGTCTCTACTAGATTTACATTCTCATCACCAATCTATGTGACAGAGAATAGAGAATATTGTTTGGTTGTTCTTTCTGACTCCAACGAATATAAACTCTGGATCTCCAGAATGGGTGAGGATGATATTACAAACGATAGAACGATCTCTGAGCAACCATATGCAGGTGTTCTCTTTAAATCACAGAACGCTTCTACTTGGACTGCTGACCAGTATGAGGATCTTAAGTTTATCCTTCATAAGGCAGAGTTTGCTGAGAACTCAACTGGTACTGCTGTATTCAATAACTCTCAACTTGCTATTGGTAACGGTGGTATTAGCAGATTGCGTCACAATCCTATCGAAACACTGAAACCACAACTTAAGATTATTCTTTCTGATCACGTTGCTAACTTTACTATTGGTGCTGAGATTACTCAGACTGATACTAACCCAGTTCCTTCTGCGATCGTTAGAGAAGTTGTTCAAGGTATCTCAGGTTCATCTAACTCTTACATTATTGTTGATGATGTTCAGGGTGAATTTAGAGAAGGTGTTGCATCTGGTGCAAACTACATCTACAGATTGGTTTCATCTAGATCTATTGCTAACCTCACTCTGACTGGTGTCACAGGTACATTTACAGTTGATGAAGCAATTTCTAATGGTACTGGTGCATCTGGTATGGTTACCGCTTGGAACGCAGGTTCAGGACTCCTAACAGTTAAGTCTGTCACAGGTACATTTGCTCCTGCTGATCCTATCACTCAGACAATCAACTCTCAGACAACTGGTTCTGGTACGATTGGTTCTGGTGGTGTGGCATCAAGTGGTGATGACATTAATGATTATGCTTCTGCTCCTATCTCATACTTCAACAAAGCAACTGAGGTTACTGTTCATCACGCTAACCACTGTATGCACGACGTTGCTAACAACGTCAAGATTGAAGGATGTATCTCAGAAGTTGCTCCTACAATTATTGACTCTGCATATCATACAAACGGTATCACTGCCTCTGATGGTGTGTCTGGTACATTCCAGTTACACGTTGCTGATGCATCTGCATTCCACACACTTATTAATGGTTCTGCAGTTTCTACTAGTAACCCTGGATATATCATTCTCCGTGATCCTGAAGTTGGACAGAAACATTTTGAGATCGTCCAGTACAATGGCATCTCTAGTGATGGTAAGATCCTAACTCTACCTTCAGGTTCTCGTGGTCAAGCAGGAACTGCTGCTCTGGTTCACAATGCCAGCACGATTATTGAATGTTATAACCTTGATGGTATTCCACTAGTAGAAATTAACAAACTTCATACCCAGATTGGTTCACCCACACTTGATACTTACAAGATTGCAGTTACATCTGTGTCTAGCAATGGTATTAGAAATGGTGGATCAAGAGTTACATCAACACAGAACATCCAGTTTGAACAGTTCTATCCTCAGATTCAGATGACTGTTTATCCTGAGACTGATGTTGATCCTAGAATCAACGTTGTATCTGCAACTTCTCTCTTGGATGGAGCAAATACAAACGAAGCGTCATTCATTAACGATGGTGTGTTCATCGACTGTATTGCTAACGAAGACAACTACCTTGGATTCCCCAAGATGGTTTGTTCACAAGTTAATGAAGATGCCAAACTATCTGGTTCTAAGTCACTCAACTTCCAGTTGTTGATGAGTACATCTAATAAGAACTTGTCACCAATCGTTGACCGTGATCGTTGTTCACTCATTACAACATCTAACAGAATTAATCAGATTCCTGCTGCTAATTCTAATGCTGAAGATAGAACAGGTGATCTAAACTCAGCAGTGTACATCTCTAAGGTTATGAACCTGCTTCAACCTGCCAACTCCTTGAGGGTTTCATTTGAAGCGTGGAGACACCCAGACACCGAGATCCACGTGATGTACAGGACAATGCCTGTTGGTACATCATTAACGTTTGATGAGATCGGTTATACATATTTTAACGGAAACGGTAAAGAAGACAAAACTGTTGCTAAGACAGAAGGCATTCTATATCGTGACCTCGAATATACGTTCGAAGGAACCGAGTTTAGTTCTGCACAGATCAAAATTATTATGACCTCTAGGAACCAAGCATACGTCCCCGAACTCAAAAACCTTCGTGTTATGGCATTAAGTGACCTCTGATTACATTCCCGTTAAAGGACATCCCGATTTAGTTCGGGATTCCAATACTAACGCTGTCCTAAATATGAAACCCACACCTCCTGGGAACGCTGCTAAAAAGCGTAAAGCGAGTGCTGAAACCCTCGATAACTTGAAATCTGACGTAGATGTGTTAAAATCAGATATGTCGGAAATCAAATCCTTACTGAAAACATTATTGGAGCAAAAGTAATGCCTGCAGACCAACCTGAAGTAATTGACCAAGATAAACTTCTTGGCGATTTCAAAGACCGCTATAAGCGTCTTATTGAAGATAATCAAAGAATGGCGAAGATGATTCGCAGCAATGAACAGCAAGCACTTAAATTACAAGGTGCTATTGAGACTCTAGAATACTGCCTCGGTACAGAGAATGAAGCGGAACCTGCTCCAGAAGTGGATAACGTAGACGCTGCATAACCTTTGGACCCGAAAGGGTCCTTTTTATTTGCTGTATAAATATCTGAGAGGCAGATTATCTCCGTTAACGGATACCACGTGTGTTAACCAATGGCAAATAGACTACAATTAAGACGTGATGGTGCTCAGCAGTGGGCAAACATCAATCCAATCCTGGCACAGGGTGAACTTGGAATCGAAATTGATACTTCACGTATCAAGATTGGTGACGGTGTTACCCCGTGGAACTCGCTGAAGTATGAGCGACCACTAGAAACAGAATCAAACGCTGCAAATACTCTTGTAAAGAGAGACGCTGACGGTAACTTCCAAGCAGGTGCTGTCACTGCGACTCTTATCGGTAATGCCTCAACTGCCACTAGATTATCAAACGCACGTCAAATACAATTATCAGGTCAGGTAACAGGTTCTGGTTCATTCGACGGTTCTTCTAACCTTACATTGAACACCGACTTGTCACTTATGACGAGTTTGCCTCACTACGATCCTGCTAACCCTGCTGCTGAAGCACTCTACACAAGGGTTAGAGTTAACTCACAAGGTCGTGTGGTTGGTGCTGAACTTGCATCTACACTTGCTGACTATGGTATTTCTGATGCTCAGGCATTGGATGATGACCTAACCTCACTTGCTCAACTTACGAACGTTGGTATTCTTGTTCGTGCATCTCAAGGAAATATTCTCACAAGACAGTTAACTGGTGGTGGTGGAAGAATTATATTCACAGTTCCTGACGGAACATCTCAAAACCCATTCATCGATCTTGCAGATACTGCAGTGGTTGTTGGTGATTATAATACGGAATCCCTGACATCTGTCACTGGAAATGGGTCTAGTGAAACTGTTAATGCAACTAAATTTAGTGTAGACAGGTATGGACGCTTAGGCGCTGCCTTAACTGTGCCTATTGCTACTGCAACTGAAGGCACAAAGATGCCAGACTATGATGCAGGTACCGCATATAGCAGATATGACATCATCAAGAATGCCTCAAAAGTTTACCAAGCAATTGCAGACATTGGTAGTGGTCTTGGTGCTCCTACTCATACCACTGGCGATACTGGAAGTTGGCGCTACCTCTCGGCTGAGGCGACGGAGCAGAAGGGACTGGCATCATTTGCACAGGAAGATTTCGACGTTGACAGCAACGGGCACGTCACCATTGCCGCCGCATCGGTAGATAATACACAACTTCAGAATAATGTAGTTGGATTTGCAGACGGAAATACTGTTGAAACATTTGAACTTGATAACGAACTAACCGCTACATCAGGTTATAGAGGATTTAATTATCTTAACTATGTTAAAGTTAATGATACAAGCGGCAACTTACTTGTTGGCGCTAATAATACAGGCGATGGTGGCGCTGGTGAACTTGATGTTAACGTCCGTTCCTATTTTTCTGATCCTGATATTACTCTTGATGGAACAGTTGATCAGACACTGGATAAGACTGGCGACGGTGATCTAACATTCCAGACTACACAAAATAGTACAAATAATAGAAACTTTAGTATCCTTGCTACTAATGCAGGATCAGGAACTTCTAATGTAATCATTACAGCAGAAGATACAGTACAGATCAGTGCATCTGATGCTGCAGGTAAAATTTGGATCGAAGATGTCAGAATTCAAGACAACTACATTGCTACGACTGACTCAACTCTTCACCTTGACCCTGGTGATGACAGAGCGATCACAGGTACTGTCAGAGTTCACGGAAATTTCCAAGTCGATGGAACAACAACAACTGTTAACAGCACGACTGTTACTATTGATGACCCTATCTTTACCCTTGGTGGAGACACTGCACCTGGGTCTGATGATGGACTAGATCGTGGTATTGAGTTTAAATACTATGATTCACAGGCAAGAGTTGGTTTCTTTGGATGGGATGAGGATCTAACACGTCTTGATTCTGGTACTGGTGGTTATGCATTCCTTTATAATGCAACAAACAGTAGTGAAACCTTTACTGGAACTGATGCTTATTTAAAAGCAGGTGCTCTTTCTTTAACAACAAACACTGGATCTACATCAACTACCACAGGTACGCTTGTTGTAACTGGTGGTTTGGGTCTTTCTGAGAATGCACACATCGGTGGTGAAGTAACCATCGCAGGTCAGACTGAAATTAATGACACTGTTATCATTAAGTCTGATAATGAAGACTTCAAGATTCAGACTGCAGCAGGTGTAGATAAGTTTACAGTTGATACTGACACAGGTAACACAGTTATCGAAGGTACTCTTGATGTACAACTAGAGACCAAAGTTACTGATAACCTAATCGTTCAAGCGGACAATAAAAAGTTTGAGATTAAAACCGCTGGTGGTACATCTGTATTCGATATTGATACAGATAACGGTAATGTACACACAGATGGTACCCTTGATGTTGATTCAGGCGTAACATTCAACAGCACTCTTGATGTTGATCAGAACACAACATTGAATGCTGAACTAGATGTTGATGGCAATTCAACCTTCCACAACAACATTCTTCTTGATACAACTGGTAAAACACTGACCATTACAAATGGTTCAGTCAATAAGTTCCAAGTTACTAGCACAAATGGTAACACTGATATTGAAGGAACTCTAAACGTTGCTCAGTTTGTATATCTTGAGGATTCCGATACACCTACAATCTCTACTGACGGTAACAATAACTTTGTTATCAGTGGTGGTGACTACGGTGCATTTAGATTTGATGGTGGTGGTTATGTTGAAGGAGATACTCTATTCAATAATGACATCTATATCAACGGTGCTATTAACCAGAAAGACCAAGGTACTGCGACTGAAACATTCAGTACACAGAACTATTTGAGAGTACGATATAAGTTTAGAACTGGTACAACTGCTGCATATACTCCTTCCTACGCTACACATAACAACTCTAACTTGAGAGTCTATGGTGGTGCAGGTATTGCTACTGACCTTCACATTGGTGATGATCTATACATCGGTAAACTTAACTCTAATGATACTGTTGAGTTTAGTGTACTTGGTGAATCAGGTAACACTGAGATTGGTAGAACTGGACAGGGTTCAAGCACTGTCGGTACTTTCACTGTTCACGGTGATAGCACATTCAATCGTCACGTTACAATCACTGGTCCTCAGACCACTATCGGTGATGCAAACACTGATGCCTTGACAGTTAATGCAGTCTCTCAGTTTACTGACAACGTAACTGTTGATGGTGACTTGACAGTCAATTCAAATACCTTGATCGAAGGTAACTTGACTGTTAACGGAACTACAACAACTGTTAACTCAACCACAACACAACTTGATGATCCAGTTATTACACTGGGTGGAGACACTGCTCCTCAGTCATCAGATACTAAGGATCGTGGTGTTGAGTTCAGATATTACGATGGATCTGCTAAACTTGGATTCTTCGGTTGGGATAACTCTGCTGAAAGATTCGCTCTTTATCACGATGCAACAAACTCAAGTGAAGCATTCGCAGGAACCAGATCAGGCATTGATGCAGGATCAGTCAAACTATTCGATACAACCAACGCAACTAACTCAGGGTCTGGTGCTCTTATCGTTGGTGGTGGTGCTGGCATCGGTATGGATCTTTATGTCGGCGATGATCTCGTTGTCACAGACGATGGATCTTTCGGCGGTAACCTTTCAGTAACAGGAACATTTGATGTTACTAACGATCTCGCAGTTAATAGTAATAAGTTTACAGTAGACGCAGGAACAGGTGATACACAAGTAGCAGGTACATTCGGTGCCACAGGTGCCACTACACTGTCCTCTACACTGGGTGTAAGCAGCAATACCACTATCGGTGGTACTTTGGGAGTTACGAACGCTACAACGCTTTCTAGCACCCTTGACGTGACATCCAATACCACAATCGGTGGAACACTGGATGTAACGAATGCTACAAACATTACAAACACTCTAGGTGTAACAGGCGTTACATCAGTTACAAATTCTTCAGCAGCAACCACAACTGGATCTTATACAGGAGACGGTGCTCTTAGAGTTACAGGTGGTGCATCAGTCGGAAACAACTTGGTTGTTGCAGGTGATGTTCGTGTCTATGGTAACTCAGTAATTGATGGAACTGTAAGTTACGCAAGTATTCAAACTTACGCTGAGAATGTAAGATTCAATGACACTGCAGATGCTGTTAGTGCATCTAACAATGTCGCCTCAGTATTCACTGCTGGTGGTTTGGCGGTATCTAAGAAAGCATATATCGGCGATGATCTTGATGTTGGTAACGGTAACTTTACTGTTGACGGACCTACAGGTAATACATTAATCGCAGGTACACTTGGTGTTACTGCTGCTACTAATGTTTCAACTATCACTGCATCTGGTATTGCTGATCTTCAGTCTACTGTAACGATCGGTGGTAACCTCGCGATTGGTTCTAACAAGTTCAACGTTAACTCTTCCAACGGTAACACTGACATCGACGGTTCACTTGATGTTCTTGGTTCAACTGTTATTGATGACACATTGAATGTGACTCAGGGTGTTGACTTTGATAGCACACTGAATGTTGATGGTACAACCACACTTAATGATGCTCTTACTCAGAACAGCACTTCACTGTTCAAAGATGATGTGGTTATCAGAGGTGCTAGTAAGACTCTGAAACTACAGAACGGTAACAGTCAGGACAAGATTACTCTTGAATCCACAACTGGACACGTCACTATGGCGGGTAACTTGGTTACTTCTGGTACGGGTGCATTTACCGATGCTGTCACAATGGGCAACACCTTGGATGTTACTGGACAGATTACTGGTAACGTGACTGGTGATGTTACAGGAACTGCAACGAACGCAAATAATATTGACGTTAATAATACAAATAATAATACTACATTCTATCCAACATTCTCTGCCTCTAACACAGGGCATACAGGAATGTTTGTTGACTCTGCCAACCTTACATACAACCCATTCTCTAACACTCTGAGTGTTACTAACTTCGTTTCTACAACGAACTTTGAGGTTCAGGGTAACTTGAACGTTACTGGAACATTAACCTTCTTCCAGTCACAGGTTGGTTCTATCGCGAACCATAATACTAACGCTCTTGCTGAGGGTTCAACTAACCTTTACTTCACTGATGAGAGAGTTGATGATCGCGTTGCTGCTCTTATCTCTGGTGGTACAGGTATTACTGCATCATACGATGACGCAGGTAACCTACTGACTCTGAGTGCAACTCAAGCAGACATCAATACTGACAACATTACTGAGGGATCAACTAATCTCTTTACTACTGCTGCCAGAACTCGTGGACACATCTCAGTCACTGGAGATCTAGGATACAACAGTAGCACTGGTGTTATCTCATACACAATCCCAACAACGATTGCATCTCTATCCAACCACGATACTGCTGATCTTGCTGAAGGAACTAACCTTTACTATACCAACGCTCGTGCTGATGCTCGCATTGCACTCCAAGTTGGTGCAAACCTTGATATTAGTAATCAGTCTACGAGTGAATTAAGTGAAGGCACAAATCTATACTACACAAACGCACGTGCTGACGCTCGTGTTGTTGCTGGTATCACTGGAAAACTTGACGCATCTGCTGTCAGCACCTTCGGTGGAACCCTGATTGATGATGCTGACGCTGCTGCTGCAAGAACAACTCTTGGTCTTGGAACTGCTGCTACCACTGCGTCAACTGCATATGCAACTTCTGCACAGGGTGCACTCGCTGCTTCTGCTACACAACCAGGAGATCTTGCCACAGTTGCAACCAGCGGATCTTATAATGACCTTAGTAATCAACCTACATTATTCTCTGGTGCATACGCAGACCTAAGTGGCAAACCAACACTAGGCACTGCTGCTGCAACTGCTGCAACCGCATATGCTACTGCTGCACAAGGTGCAACTGCTGATTCTGCATTGCAGGCAGAGACAATTACACTAGCGGCACTTAAAACTGCTGCTGCAAACTCCGCTACTTATGCTGCATTCCAAGCGGCAATCGCTGCCTTATAAAAATGAATAAGACACCATTCCCACTTAAATACGTGCCACTTCTATTTGCATTCTCTTGCTTAGTTTCACTCTTTGTGAGTGTGGCACCTGTATTTGCTAATCACTTACCAGTGATGTATGTACAAGTACCTCAGTGGTCAGATGACTGGGCAGTATGTGCTGTTGATGTACCTGACTCTAAATGTCACTGGTATGTTGTAGCACCTGATAATACATTTGGTGAAGGTTTCAACTGGGAGACTGCTCCTTGGTTTGATGCTAATGGTCTTAGAGACATTGCTCCTATGGGCAAAGAATCTGTTGTTCAACAACTACAAAATCGAAAGTAATGGCAAATCCTACCTCCAAAGCAGAATTAAAAGAATACGCACTTCGTAGACTTGGTAAACCAGTCTTGGAAGTGAACGTTTCTGACGATCAAATTGATGACGCTATCGATTATACAATCGAAACGTTTCAAGAATTTCATTATGGAGGATCGGAGAAAGTATTTCTGAAGCATCAGTTCACTGCTGAGGATATGACAAGATTCAAAGCAGATGCATCTGAGACTGGTACTGATACTTTGCAGGCAGGTAACACAGGAACTGTGTTTAAGACACAGAACAATTACTTGATTTTGCCAGATCACGTCTTGGCAGTGAATGGTATTTTTACCTTTACTGATAAAGGCACTCGTAATATGTTTGATATTCGTTATCAAATGAGATTGAATGACCTGTTTGATTTCACATCAACACAGTTCTATCACTACTATATGATTCAGACACACCTTGAGACAATCAACTTCTTGTTGGAAGGTATGAAACCCACTAGGTTTAATGCCACACAAGGTCGTCTCTTCATTGATTTTGATGCTGAGACTGATGCTCAGGAAGGTTCGTATGTTGTTATTGACTGTGTTCGTGCTCTTGATCCTTTGAACTGGAGCAAGATTTATGGAACACTTTGGGTGAAAGATTATACTACAGCAATGATTAAAAAGTATTGGGGACAGAACCTCACGAAGTTCCAGAACGTGCAACTTCCTGGTGGTGTCACCTTGAACGGAGAAAAGATTTACAGTGATGCGATTACTGAACTAGAACAACTAGATGAAAAACTCCGTAGCACATATGAAATGCCACCTCTAGATATGATCGGGTAATGCCTACTAATTCTTACTTCACACAAGGGACAAGCGGCGAGCAACAACTCGTTGAAGATCTTGTCGTAGAACAAATTAAAATGTTTGGTGTAGAACTTTACTACATCCCTAAGACATTGGTTTCTGAGGATACAGTCCTTGGAGAAGATTCATTGAATTCATTTGACTCTGCATATCAAATCGAAGGATACCTAGAAAACGTACAGGGGTTTGGTGGAGATGGAGATCTGTTCAGTAAATTTGGTGTAAGGATTGCTGATCAAGTTAACTTTATTATTGCACGTAAAAGATTTCAAGATCTAGTAGATGATAATACAACACTGGTTGTAGAAGGTAGACCAAACGAAGGAGATTTGATTTACTTCCCTCTTGCTAATAAGTTATTTTCTATTCAATATGTTGAGCACGAGCAACCATTCTATCAATTAAATAAGATCCACGTATGGGGTCTCAAGTGTGAACTCTTCGAATACAGTGGAGAGGACCTCGATACTGGCGTCGAAGCAATCGATGTTATCGAGAGAAACCTTGCACAGACTATCACTCTCAACTTTGCTGCTGGTGGTACTGGTACATTTACACCTGGTGAAGAGATCGCAGGTGGTACATCTAATGTAACTGCTGAAGTTAAGTCGTTTGATTCTACTACAAGACAGTTACAAGTGTACAACAGGTCTGGTATGTTCACCATTCCTGAGACGGTAACTGGTCAAACTTCAGGTGCTGCTTGGACTACTGCAAGTTACAATACACTAAATAATACGAACTCAGAGTTTGATGCCAATGCTGACTTTGAGACCCTTGGGGACGCTATCATTGACTTTAGTCAAGGTAATCCCTTTGGTGAAATTGGAGGCGCTCAGTAATGTTAGGAACCTATTCTTACAACGAAATCTTTAGAAAGACTGTTATTGCTTTCGGTACACTTTTCAATAATATTGAAATTAAGCGTACGGAAGGTAGTAGAACTGAGGTTATGAAAGTACCCTTGGCATATGGTCCTAAAGATAAGTTCCTTGCACGTCTTAAGCAAGTAGGAGATCTTACAACTAAAGATGCTGTACAGATCACACTACCTAGAATCTCTTTTGAGATCTCTGGTTTCTCTTATGATGCTACCAGAAAAGTATCACCCACACAGGTGATTCGTTATACGGGTAGTGATAGTAAGACTAGAAAATCGTTTATGCCAGTCCCATACAATGTGGACTTTGAACTATCGATTATGGCAAAGAACCAAGATGATGGTCTCCAGATTCTTGAACAGATCTTACCATTCTTTCAACCGATGTTCAACATAACCCTGAATCTTCAGGAAGCGATCGGCGAAGTTAAAGACTTTCCAGTCACATTGAACTCAGTGGTTTATGAAGATGACTACGAAGGTGATTACACCACACGTAGAACTCTAATCTATACACTTTCTTTTTCTGCTAAAACATATGTTTATGGTCCTGTCAATGACATTACCAATAAACTTATCAAGAAATCGATCGTGGATACTGCACTGGATTCCAAGGTAACTGCAGCACGCGAGGTAAGGTACACAGTTCAACCTGATCCTCTTACTGCAGATCCAGATGATAACTTCGGATTTAATGAACTCTATAGTGAATTCTCAGATGGCAAATCAAGAAACCCAGTCACAGGGGCAGACGAGTAAATACGACGGTATTGAAGATGCTCTTGATGTGGAAACATCCTTGGTAGAACAAGGTCAACCACAAAAGAATAATTCAATCGTACCAAATGTCACTGATCAACAGATCAAGGACTATGAGTATTCTCGTGGAAACTTTTACTCACTGATCGAGAAAGGTCAGGAGGCAGTTGATGGTATTCTGGAGTTGGCACAAGAGTCTGACTCACCTAGAGCATATGAAGTTGCTGGTAATTTGATTAAGAACGTTGCTGATACTGCAGATAAGTTAGCGGACCTTCATAAGAAAATGATGGAGATTGAAGAAGGACCGAAGAACAAAGCAGCACAGAACGTTACTAACAACACAATGTTTGTTGGTTCAACAGCGGAACTCGCAAAGTTCCTGAAGCAACAAAAATCTGATAAATAGTAAAAACAAGTATTAAAAAGTCGATGTCTGTATTAAATGTATTAGATACTACGACAGTGAGTGGATCAGGTACCGCTTATATTGTCGTTAAAACTGGCGTTGTACGGGCATACGCTGCTTCCGCTTCAACCATTAAATTCGATGCTGGTCCTGCAATCACACTTGCAGCAGGTGAAGCAGTATTACTTTCCTGTGGGAAATCAAAAAACATTAGCGTCCACGCCGCTACTAATGCTGCCACAGCAGTTTTCAGCGTTGGTGGAGCGGGCAACGGTACAGGAGCAGGAGGAAGACATACATTCTCAGTTGGGGACTTTATCGAAACAGTTGACGGTGGTGATACAAATGGTTTTGGAACAGACTTTGAATCTGCCGCTTCAGGTGGTAAGAAGGTAACTGCTGTGACTGACCTGACTATCACAACTGATATTGATGCATCTGGTGCAGGTTCTGCATATGCATTGAGTGATGCTGACGTCGTTGCAAACACTGTTCCTATGATCAAGAGAACTGTGAAACTTACCGCTGGTAGTGCTGACGTTGTTGTCGAACAAGTCCAAGTGATTGGTGGTTAAGATGGAAGGGCAACCCAACAAAGAAGTTAAAGATCCAAAGCAACAGGCGATCAAGAAGACCAAACAACTTCTAGACCGCAGGCAACTTATGATCAACCTTAGGAAGTTGCAACTCCAGAGAAAGTCCGTTCAGCAAAAGGGTTCTACCGATATGCACCTACAAACACAATCGTATGCTATAATGGGGTTCGGAGAGTTTATCTCCGAGGGTGGTCTCGCCCGTGCAATGGATAAATCCAAGACCAAAGTGACTGGACATATCAGTGCTGACCGTGGTTCTGATGAAAAGAAGAACCGTGGTAAAAGAAAAGAACTTGAAAAAGGTCTTAAGAAGCACGGTATTGGTCACAAGAAAGGTGTTGGAGAATATAAATATGATTCAGGTGAGACAGGTCGTGAGGTTTCATACCACACTACCAAACCCGATAAGATGTCGAAACGTAGGTTCGGCAAAGTGATGCGTCGTCTGGGTCGTAAGCACGGACAAGAATCTGTGATTACTAAAGACAAGGACAAGTCTGCTAAACTTCACTACACAGAGAAGGGAAGCAAGGCAAAGTCTGACAGCGTTGGTAAAACAAAAGCAGGAAAGCACCCTGCAGGATATGGTGAAACATCATCCACTAAGGTGCGTTCAGGAAAACTCCCATCTAAATCTAAGGATAGAAAGTTTCATTATGGCTGATCAAAACGACAACGGACAGTGGGTATGCCAGTATTGTGGACTCACTTCACCCCAAGGACATTGGCGTCCTAAAACCTGGATCGAAAAGCACGAAATGAATTGTGCATCTAACCCTAAAAACAACAAGGAAAAATGAAATCATTCAGAGAATTCCAAGACACTAAAGATGACCCCATCGAAGAAGGTGTGGGACTCTCTGTAGCGCGAGCAATTGATAAAACTAATCCTCCTATTGGCAGACCTTCTGCCAGAAGAAAGATCTCTCACGCATTAAAGATGAGAGAGATTCGTAGGGATACGAAGAAAAATAGAGAAAAGGATAATCCATACTCAGCAGGTAAAGTTGCTAAGGCAGCACTTGGTGGTAAGGATAGTAAGAAGAAAAAGAAACCAGAAAAATCTCCTGTCAACTTCCTACAGGACAAGGACGTAAATGAAAGTGCTTGGCAAAGAAAGGAAGGAAAGAATAAAGAAGGTGGACTCAACGAAAAGGGCAGAAAATCTTATGAGAGAGAAAATCCTGGGTCTGATCTTAAAGCACCTCAACCTGAAGGGGGTCCTAGGAAAAGATCTTTCTGCGCTAGAATGGGAGGAGTCAAAGGACCAATGAAAGATGAGAAAGGTGAACCCACTAGAAAAGCGTTAGCATTACGCAAGTGGAAATGCTGATGGATAAAAAAGATCTTGGTAGAGCAAAGTTCCACCTTGCGGTAACGGATCTTTTTGCAAAGAGTTTCTTGACATATATAATTTTCTATCCTAAATTCTTCTAGTAACCTGTGGGAGACCACCAATGCAGTTTGAGCAAAAGGTTTGTGACAAATGCGGTGCTACTTGGTTGAACGGTGAACACCGTTGGACTGGTACTGGCGCTAAAGGAAACGAACTAGACTTAGCAGGATTAGTATGCAATAATATTAGTGATACCGATCCAGATTACAACAAGTGCATCAACCCTAAGAGAGGGCAAATAGGTGGTGATACTTGGGATTATCGACGTGGTTTTGTTGACGGTGCAATTAGTGTGTTTGGTAAAGACAGGGATTCCTGACTAACCATAAACTCATTTTTGTACACAGTTAAATACTTCTAGTTGATAAACTTAAGTATGAAGTTCATTTTAGCATTCATTGCTACGCTGTTCTTTGCATTCCCTGTGTATGCTGTTGATGTAACTATGGGAAGCAATGGAAACCTAGTTTTCGAACCTAACGATATTACCATATCGGCAGGTGATACTGTTCACTTTGTGAATAATATGTTGCCTCCACATAATATCATTGTAGAAGGTCGAGCAGATTTATCCAGAGAGTCTCTTATGTTCTCCCCTGGTGAATCTCAAGACATCACTTTTGCTGATGCTGGAGACTACGAATTCTTTTGTGGTCCTCATCAAGGAGCAGGAATGACTGGAACAATTCACGTAAACTAAAATGACTCAATCACCAGAAAAACCAGAGATAAAAGATGTAACCAACTCACCAAAAGACTGGGAAGATTTTTGGGCATCCGAAGATATTATTGACTTCGATTTCCATCTTCCCGAACTTGGAGATGAACCAATGGCAAATCGCTTTAAAGAAATTTTACCTAATCATCCAACACGTGATGAAGTAGATGAAATGATCGAAGATAAGATTCGTAGGCATAATCGTAATGCCTCACTTATTAGTATGCTACTTGGGTTCGCATTCCTTGGTGCCTTTGTTGATGGTTTTCTGAGAGTTATTGGAAAGATCGCACCATTCTTAGGAATAGATGTGAACATAATGGGTTAACCCTAAACTTTGTTAAAACCAAAATGTCTGAATGTAAATGCAACTCAAAGTCAACTGAGTATAACATTCTCGTTAAAGAGGATTACAAGTTGATTATCGATGCTTTATGGAAGCGTCAAACCTGTTACATAGCAGGTGACAGAATGTTTAGAGAATATGGTCACCTTATTGAAGAAATGGAAAGGCGACAATCTACAGCGATACCGAGGAGGGTCTGGGGAACCAATGGCGATTCATAAAGATTATAAGGTTCGACTGAACCTCAATGAATTAATTGAAAGAAGAATACCTTGCTGTGACCTTCTGCATCCTGATCACTGTTTATCAGAGAAACAAGTTTCAGAAATTGCACACGATATTAGTATGGATCTGGATCTACATCCAATCTATCAACAGATCGATCAGCACATCTTACGTTATGTTGCTGCTGCAGGTATTGAGAACAAGGATCACTGGGTTGAAGAACGTTTGCCTGATTTAAAAAATGAATCTAGTTCTTAGGACTCACGAAGACTATGGTGATCCTGTATGGGGAGTTATTATTATGTTAGTAATACTTCTCATAATGATCTCTTGGTATATCTACTACATACTAAAAGGATCATTTGTGGAGTTGAACGATGGCAGAGATGTTACCCCCGAGCAGGAAGAGTTGTTACAACTTCCGAGTGACGGAGATCAACAGAGTTCTTGATGGAGACACTATCGATGTAACAATCGATTTAGGTTTCGATCTATATAAAAAAGAAAGGGTAAGAATCGCAGGAGTCGATACTCCTGAGAAAAGAACCCGCGATCTAGAGGAGAAAGCACTTGGTATCGATGCGACAAATTGGCTCAAAGATAAACTCGAATCAACCATTAGTGGTGATGATCAGTTGTTTATTAGGACTGAACTTGTTGGTGGTGTCGGTAAGTATGGTCGCTTACTCGGTTGGATTTACGTCGGGGATGCAGATGTGTCCCTTAATGAGCAAATGATTACCGAAGGATATGCTTGGGCATATGACGGAGGAACAAAACAAAAGGATTTCGAATACCTCAGAGAAATCCGTAGATCTTATGGTACCTTACTAAATGAAACAGAAACTGATTGAAGCAGTTAAACTGCACGCCCTAGGCAATATTGAAAAGCATAAGATGAACATTGAAGTTTATCTTACCAATCCTGTTGGTATCGGAGAGCATCCAGATATTATGGCAGCGATTGAAAGCGAACTAGATCAAATCTCACATTATCACGATCAACTAGAGGTACTAGAAAAGTATATCGAAAACTAAATGGAACCATACCCAGTCCCAGTAGCATTTTGGTTAGTGTTACTGGGAATCGCTGTCTCTTTAGGACTACAAGCATTGCTAGTAATTAAAGAGTTTGGCGGTTACAAAAAGAAACCGAAGACAGGACACCCCGAGATAGATGAACTAAAGGGTAGGGAAGAACTAATGTCTGTAAGGTTCAGAGAGATCGAGGTATCTGAAGAGGAGTACCAAGGGTATCAAGAACTAAAGAAGCGTATAGATAGTTTGAAACGGAAGGAAGAAGATGGGTCTTGATGCATATCTAGGCAACCCCAATTTAAAAAAGGCAAACGTACCTACTAACTTCACACCCAAACAGGTGAAGGAGTTTATTAAGTGTGCTGGTGATCCTATTTACTTTATTAAGAGATACATTAAAATTGTGTCGCTGGATGAGGGTGTCATCCCATTCGACTTGTATGACTTTCAAGAACAGATGGTCAACAGGTTCCACGAGAATAGATTTAATATTGCTAAGTTACCAAGACAGAGTGGTAAGTCAACTGTTGTTACCGCATATCTATTATGGTATGTAATCTTTAACGATAACGTCAATGTCGCAATCCTCGCAAACAAAGCAGCAACTGCACGAGAAATGCTTGGACGTTTACAACTCAGTTACGAGAATCTTCCTAAATGGATGCAGCAAGGTATTATTGGCTGGAACAAAGGGTCAGTGGAATTGGAGAACGGAAGTAAACTCCTTGCTGCATCTACTAGTGCTAGTGCCGTCAGGGGTATGTCTTTTAACGTCATATTTTTGGACGAATTCGCGTTCGTTCCGAATAACATTGCAGATCAGTTTTTTAGTTCTGTTTATCCTACTATTTCTTCTGGTAAATCCACTAAAGTTATTATCATCTCTACCCCTCACGGGATGAATATGTACTACAAACTCTGGCACGATGCAGAGCGTGGTACGAATGAATATATCCCAACAGAGGTACATTGGTCTGAGGTTCCAGGAAGAGATGCTGAATGGAAAGCACAGACTATCCGTAACACAAGTGAACAACAATTCCGTGTTGAGTTTGAATGTGAGTTCCTGGGCTCTGTAGATACTCTGATCTCTCCCAGTAAGTTGAGAGTGATGACATATGAAGAACCAATAGAAAGACAAAATGGTCTTGATGTATTCTGTAAACCAGAAGCGGAACATAATTATACGATGACAGTGGACGTAGCAAGAGGTATTAATGGAGACTACAGTGCATTCACACTGTTCGATACAACTACCGTTCCATATAAATTAGTTGCTAAGTATAGAAATAATGAAGTTAAACCTATGTTATTCCCTGATATTATTTGTCAGGTTGCAAGAGCATATAACCACGCTTACATTCTTGTAGAAGTAAATGACATTGGTGGTCAGGTTGCAGATATTATACAGTATGATCTTGAGTATGACAATCTACTAATGGCAGCAATGCGTGGTAGAGCAGGACAAGTTGTTGGACAAGGATTCTCTGGTGGTAAAGTACAACTAGGTGTCAAGATGTCAACTGCTGTTAAGAAGGTTGGTTGTTCTAACCTGAAGCAATTACTAGAAGACGATAAGTTGCAACTATGTGATTATGATATTATCTCTGAACTAACTACCTTCATTCAAAAAGGACAGTCGTGGGCAGCAGAGGAAGGTTGCAACGATGACCTTGCTATGTGTCTTGTGATGTTCTCTTGGTTAGCAGTACAGGATTATTTTAAGGAACTCCACGATAACGACATTCGTGCTAGAATGTATCAAGAACAACGCGAAGCAATTGAAGCGGATATGGCACCGTTCGGATTTATGGATGATGGTCTCAGTGATGAGGCATTCGTAGATCCAGAAGGACAGGTCTGGCATACCGATGAATATGGCGATCGCTCCTATATGTGGGATTACAAATGAGTGTAGAAGGCATCTTACTTAACTTGGCAACAGCACTAATAACCTTAGTATTATTTTCTTTCGGATTCGTATTAGGTTACGCAGCAAGGAAGAGTGAAGAACCGAAATGAGTATAGAAGAAGAACTGGGTCTAGAGCAGTTCCTCTTTGTTGATAGGCAATGTAGAAAATGCCTGAGAACTCTCTCGCTCATTGATAATTTTTATAAGACTAGAAAAGACAGAGGACAAAACCCCTCTGCATATTCGTATGAATGCAAATATTGTACAAAGAAAAGAGTAAGTAAGACAAGAAAGCAAAAACCTAAACTACGAAAGGAGTCTGAGTATCCTGATTGGTAATGTTCACGTTCCGTTTCCCCGCTTGAACAGTACCTTTTACTAAATAATATCAGCATAGATTGAGATTTTTTCAGGAGCTAACCAATGGCATCTACCCAACTTTCGCCAGGGGTCGTGGTACTTGAAAAGGATCTGACTACGGTTGCTAACGCAACTCTAGATAATGTGGCAGTGATAGTCGGTTCCTTTGAAAAGGGTCCCGTTAATAAGATTGTAGACGTAACTAGCGAGAAGGAACTCCTAGCAGTCTTCGGTCGTCCTAACGACTACAACTACGAATACTGGTATTCAGCAGCACAATTCTTACTGTACGGTGGTACACTTAAGGTTATTCGTGCAAACAGTTCTTCACTTAAGAACGCTATTGACACAGCACAAACTGTTGTCACTACCTTCTCTGGTGCAGACACTACTCTTACAGTAACAGCAGCGACAGACTTCGCGACAGGCGATCTTCTGTTGATCGACGCTGAAGTTCTTAGAGTAACTAACGTTTCAGGTAACGACCTTACTGTACAGCGTGGTCAACTTGCAACTGCAGCAACTTCACACGCTGCTGGTTCAAGCATCACCTTGATCGAAGAGTCAGGTAACAGCACCACAATGAACCAAGGTGGAACCCTTGCTGCTGGTGGTACTACACTGACTATTACTTCATCAGCATCACTTGCTGTTTCTATCAACGATCACCTTTTGGTCTCTGACGAGATTGTCAAGGTTACAGCGATCGCGGGTAACGATCTAACTGTTGAGCGTGGTAAGTTGGAAACAACTGCTGCTGCACAGACAGACGGACAAACAGTTAAGAGACTTGTTGTTACAGCAGGTAAGACTACAATCAACGAACAGACCTCAACTGGTGTGTCTGCTCCTTTGGTTAGAAATCTTGAAGAGTATGAAGGTAATGTTGAAGGCGCTTCTAACAACTGGAAGTTCGCTGCTAGACACCCTGGTCTTTACGGTAACTCTGTAAGAGTTGTAATGACTGACGCTGGTCCTGACCAGATCCTTTCTCTTGCACAACCTACTACTGCTGAGTGGGAATTCCAAACTACAACTAGCGTAACTTACTCTGCTGCTAACGCAGGTGCTAAAATTTACGGTTACAGAGTCGTAGTTACAATGGATTCCGCATCCATCGCAGGCGACTTCGAATCAGGACAATACTGGAGAGGAGAAACTGATGCTTCTTCACCTGTAAGTATTCCTGTTCAAGGTCAGATTGTTGCTTACGATCCTCTTACAAGAAAGATCGAGATTGATGTTAACTACTCACTCTCATCTGATGTTCTTGAAGTTGGTGACGTAATCGCTCTTTGGAGTGCTGAGTCTGGCGGTGCAAGAACTGGTGACAAAGGTAAGGTTGAAGCAGTCGAAAGACAACTTCTTACTATTACTAATGAATCTAGCGAAGCATTCGAAGCAAACTATACTATTTCTGATGACAACGTTGCAGGTTCACCTAACGTGAACGTTGCTTCTGTAAGATCAGAATACGACGAAAGATATTTTGGTGGTTCACAGAAGTGGGCAAACGTTGCTCCTAGACCTGGTACTTCACCTTGGGTTGAGGATCGTGGTGGTTCTAAGGACCAAGTTCACATCCTTGTCCTTGATGGGGATGGCAAACTCACTGGTACACCTGGTGCGGTTCTAGAGAAGTTCCTCTTCGCATCTAAGTCTAACGACGCAAAAGGTGTTCAGGGCGAGACCATCTACTACAGAGACGTTATTAAGAACATCTCATCCTACGTTTACTGGGGATCACACGAGACTGGCAGCATCTTTGATGTTGACTCTGGTGCTAACGGTGACTTCGGTGGATCTGGTGTTTCAAGACACTTCGACTTGATCAAGCAAACAGCAGCAATCAAGACTACAGAAACATCCCTTGGTCGTGAGATCATCGGTACTGCAAAGGGTTCAACTCTCAGATACGCACTTCAGGGTGGTACTGACGGTTACACACTTTCAAGATCTGAGATTCTTGGTTCATACGATCTAGTTGCTGACAAAGAAACCATCGATGTAGATTACATCTTGATGGGACCTTCAATGGCAGACACTAGCGACACAGTTGCTAAAGCACAGAAGATCATCGACATCGCTGCAACCCGTAAGGATTGCTTGGCATTCGTTTCACCTTCACGCAACGACGTGATTGGTCTTAGCGATACCAACGTGATTGTTAACAGAACTATTGATTACTTCAATAAACTCTCTAGCACATCATACGCTGTCTTCGATAACAACTATAAGTACATCTACGATAAGTACAACGATAAGTATCGTTACCTTCCTTGTAACGCTGACCTTGCAGGTCTAACACTTAGCGCAACTCTTAATTCAGAAGCGTGGTTCTCACCTGCTGGATTCAACAGAGGACAATTGAGAAACGCAATCAAACTTGCTTACTCACCTCTCAAGGATCATAGAGACAGACTATACGCTGCACGTGTAAACCCTGTGGTTGCATTCCCTGGACAAGGCATCGTCCTCTTCGGAGATAAGACTGCACTTTCATATCAATCTGCATTCGACAGAATTAACGTTCGTCGCTTGTTCTTGGTACTTGAAGATGCAATCTCAGTTGCAGCAAAGACACAACTCTTTGAATTGAATGACGAGTTTACTCGCGCTTCATTCAAGAACATTGTGGAACCTTTCCTCAGATCGGTTCAGTCTCGTAGAGGCATCATCGATTTCTTGGTTGTCTGCGACAGCAGCAACAACCCACCTGAAGCAATTGACAGAGGAGAATTTTTCGCGGAGATCTTCGTGAAACCTACCCGCTCTATCAACTTCATCACCCTTACCTTCACTGCAACTAGAACTGGTTCTAGTTTCGCTGAAGTAACATCCTGATTCAAGAGTCTAACTAGGAGTTAAAACAATGGCAGAACAACAACCAGGACAGGTGGAGCAGAGTTCGGTACGAGCTCCGATCTTCTCCTTCCGAGATCAAGTCAAAGATTTCGCACGCCCCAATCTATTTCAGTGCGAGATCTATGCACCCCCAATCCTTCAGGATGGGGTATCACCTCAATCAGGTGGAGTTTCAGGTTCTAATGCAGAAGCAACTGAAAACTCATCTGGTGAGTCACAACTAAACGCTTCCGAAGCATCCGCATTCGGTACCTTCCTTGTGAAGGCAGCAAACATCCCTGCATCAACAGTTGGTGTTGTGGAAGTTCCTTACAGAGGAAGAATCCTCAAGGTTGCTGGCGACAGAACATTCGAACCTTGGACCGTTACTGTTCTAAACGATCAGTCATTCAAGATGAGAGCGTTCTTCGAATCTTGGTCAACCAACATTCAAGCACTACAGCAGAACTTCCAGAACTCTAACACCATTGCTGATTATCAAGCGATGGCAAAAGTTAGACAGATGGATAGAAAAGGTAAGATTATTCGTACATACAAGTTCGAAGGTATCTGGCCATCTAACATTTCTGCGATCGATCTTGACTGGGGAACCACAGATACACCAGAAGAGTACACCGTCGAATTCCAAGTTCAATACTGGACTTATGACACTGACGTCAACACTGGAAACTCAAATTAAATAAAGTTAATTTGAAACCTTATAAATAGTTGGGAAGAAAATTCTAATAATTAGATGTCCCAACTTTTTGGTTATTCTCTTGAACGTGCCAAGAAGGACTCTGCGAAGGGTCCTTCTTTCGTGCGTAAAGAGTCAGATGATGCAGCGACACCAGTTGCAGGTGGTGGTTATTTCGGTACCGCCATTGATCTTGATGGAACATACAAAGACGAAAACGATCTAATCCGTCGTTATCGCGCAATGTCAATTCATCCTGAATGTGATCGCGCTATTGACGATGTAGTAAACGAAGCAATCGCTGGTGAGTTAGATGACAGTCCTGTAGACGTAGAGTTATCTAATCTCAAAGTCAGTGGTACTATCAAGAAAAGAATTAGAGAGGAGTTCTTTAACATCCTCCGTTTGCTTGACTTTGACAAGAAAGCATATGATATTTTCCGTCGCTGGTATATTGACGGGAAGATCTACTACCACAAGATGATTGATACCAAGAACCCTAGAGGTGGTATCACAGAACTAAGATATATTGATCCTAGAAAAATCAGAAAGGTTGTTGAACTGGAGCGTCCTAAGGATAAACAGTTTGTCGATCCAAGAACAATGGAAGCGCAGATTGCTGGTAAGTCTGCAGAGTATTACGTTTACAATCCCAAAGGTCTCCGAGCAATGGAAACCTCTGGTATCAAGGTTGCTCCTGATGCAATTGCTTTCGCCCACAGTGGTTTGAAAGATATGAACAAGAATGTGATTATGTCACATTTGCATAAGTCAATCAAGGCGCTCAACCAACTGAGGATGATCGAGGATAGTCTTGTTATTTACAGACTGTCAAGAGCACCTGAGCGTCGTATTTTCTATATTGATGTTGGTAATCTTCCTAAGCAAAAGGCAGAACAATATCTCCGCGAGGTTATGTCTCGTTATAGAAACAAGTTGGTTTACAATGCAGACACAGGAGAAATTAGAGATGACAGAAAATTTATGTCAATGCTCGAAGATTTCTGGTTACCCAGAAGAGAAGGGGGACGAGGTACTGAAATCACTACGCTCCCAGGTGGACAAAATCTTGGAGAACTTGAGGATGTCAAATACTTCCAGAAGAAACTCTACCGTGCACTCAACGTTCCAGAATCAAGACTGGAATCAGAGTCAACCTTCAACCTAGGTCGCGCAGCAGAGATCACACGTGACGAGATTAAGTTCCAAAAGTTCGTAACTCGTTTGCGTAAGAAGTTCTCTGAACTGCTTCACGATCTACTTAAAACTCAACTCATTCTGAAAGGCGTTATCAGCATTGAAGAGTGGGAAGATATGTCAGAGCATATTCAATATGATTATATTGCTGACAACTATTTCTCTGAACTAAAAGAGAAAGAGATTCTAACAGAGCGTTTGAATCTTGTTCAAACAATGGATCCTTTCGTTGGTAGATACTTCTCTGCTGACTATATCCGTCGTCAAATTCTTAAGCATACTGAAGCGGAGATCACTGAGATCGACGAACAGATTGAGAAGGAAATTGAAGAAGGTAAGATCCCTGACCCCGCTTCGATTGATCCTATGACAGGTGAACCGATGGCAGGTGGAATGGGAATGGAAGGTGAAGTTCAGGAAGAAGAAGGTCCAAGCGGTGTCGAATCAGTCGCTCCAGCAGACTATAAACGCGGAGAATTCTAAATATTATTATACGAGGACATTTATTATGCCATCCATCCAAGCGAAAGAAATTGTCAACAAACTTTTTTCTGGGAACAAAGATCTCAGTTCAGAAGTTGATGACGCAATGAAAGCAATGACTGCTGATGCTCTAGAAGCAAAGAAGAAAGAAATTGCAGGTGACTGGATGAAACCCGAAACTCAAGAGGAACCCACAGATGAAACTGATCACGGAACAGATTGAAGACGTTCAGATCCTTAGTGAGGAGAAGAACGGTAAGAAAAACCTATACATAGAAGGAACATTCCTACAAGGCGAGATCAAAAATCGCAACGGAAGAATGTACCCTATTAATACTCTGGTACGCGAAGTTGCTAAATACAACGAGTCATACGTTAAAAGCGGTCGCGCACTAGGAGAGTTGGGTCATCCCGATGGTCCTACTGTGAACCTTGATCGAGTTTCACATCTGATCACATCTCTGGTTCAAGAAGGTAATAACTTTAGAGGCAGAGCAAGAATCCTAGATACTCCTATGGGTAACATTACACGTTCACTTCTAGATGAAGGTGTAAAACTAGGCGTTTCATCTCGTGGTATTGGATCACTCCAAGAAACAAGAGATGGATCGAAAGTCGTTGCTGATGATTTTATGTTGGCAACCGCAGCAGATATTGTTGCTGATCCCTCAGCACCAGATGCTTTTGTTAATGGAATTATGGAAGGCAAAGAATGGGTCTGGAATAACGGACTTATGCAAGAGTCTGAAATTGCCACTATGAAGAAGCAAATCGACAACGCTGCTAATCAAAGGGTACTTGAAGAGCGGAAGATTTCCGCGTTTTCAAATTTTTTGAATACCCTGTGATTATAAATATTTTTACGAATAGCAAAGACTACTAAGGAGACAACTCTAATGTCACAAGAGAATGAAGTAATGGCATCCGAAGAAAAGCAAGTCACCGAAGCAAAATTCGACGGTGCTGTTGCTGATGGTTCTTCTTTGGGTGGCGTTGAGAATCTCGGAGGTCCTACACCTCAGAACTCAAAACCTGATGATGAGTCTAACAAACTGAAGACTCCATCACAAACACAGGCAGCATCACCTAAGACAAAACCTTCTGCAGCATCACCTCAGAAGGCAGAATCGGTGGAAGCAGAAAACGCTCCAGGCGAAGATCTTATTGAGATCGACCTTTCTGCTGACGTTGCCGCTCTTACAGAAGGCGAAGATCTTTCTGAAGAGTTCAAAGCAAAAGCAGCGACGATCTTCGAAGCCGCTGTTGTATCACGCCTCAACGAGGAACTTGACCGTGTTCATAAGGAATACGCAGGTACACTTTCTGAGGAAGTCGAAGCAGTTAAGACTACACTTGCTGAGCAAGTAGATGAGTATCTAACTTATGCTACTCAGCAGTGGATCGACGCCAACCAACTCGCAGTTGAAACTGGTCTCAAAGCAGAGATTGCTGAGAGCGTGGTTGCAGGTCTTAAAAAAGTTTTCGTCGAGAACCACATTGAGGTTCCCGAGGAGAAGGCAGACATCATTACTGATATGGTGACTGAACTTGATCAGATGGAAGCAAAACTCAACGAACAAATTGATAAGAACGTTGACCTTACACACCAAGTGGCAGGTTATGTTAAGAATGGAATCGTGACTGAGATCGCAGAAGGTCTCGCCCAAACCGAGAAGGAGAAACTTGGAAGTCTCTCTGAAGGTGTTGAGTTTGAAAATGAAGAGTCATTCCGCAGCAAAATTGAAACTCTCAAGGAGTCTTATTTTAGCAGCAAACCACAAACTGCATCTGAAACGATTGCCGAAGATGTTCAACCAGTTGTGGATACAGATATGTCTGATTCAATGTCCAAGTACGTTGACGCCATCAGACGCTGGACTAAGTGATTTTAGTCATTAAACTATTTTTTCCCTATTAAACCCAAAGAGGTAAAACGCAATGTTCAAATCCGAACATCTGCAGGAGAAGTGGTCACCCGTTCTTAATTGTGAGGGTCTTGATTCCATCAAGGACAACTACAAGAAAGCGGTCACCGCAATTCTGCTCGAAAACCAAGAATCATTTTTAAAAGAAGAAAGAGGCATCCTTACTGAGGCAGCACCTACTAACGCTACTGGATCTTCAAGTTCAGCAGCAGGTTTCTCTGCTGATGCTACTGCTACTGGTCCTGTTGCAGGTTTCGACCCTGTTCTGATCTCCTTGATCAGACGTTCAATGCCTAAGCTTATTGCTTATGACATTGCAGGTGTTCAACCTATGACTGGTCCTACTGGTCTGATCTTCGCAATGAGATCTAGATACGGTACTAACAGAGCATCTGGTACTGAAGCATTCTTCAACGAATCAGATTCACAGTTCACTGGTACTGACGCCGCTGGAACTAGTGGATTCGGTTCTGCAGGTTCTGCTCAGGCAGGATCAAACCCAGGTCTTCTTAACGACTCTGGTACATACACCAACGGTACAGGAATGAGAACCGATGAGTCAGAGACTCTAGGTACTGGTTCTAATGCCTTCGCTGAAATGAACTTCAGCATTGAGAAAGTTACTGTGACTGCGAAGTCCAGAGCACTCAAGGCAGAGTACAGTTTGGAACTTGCTCAAGATCTTAAGGCAGTTCACGGATTGGACGCTGAATCTGAGTTGGCAAACATCTTGTCTACTGAGGTTCTTGCTGAAATCAACCGTGAAGTTGTTCGTACTGTGTACAAGGTTGCAAGACCTGGTTCTCAGTCTAACACTGCAACTGCTGGTATCTTCGATCTTGACGTTGACTCCAACGGTAGATGGTCTGTAGAGAAGTTCAAAGGTCTTCTTTTCAACATCGAAAGAGATATGAACGCGATCGGTCACGAGACTAGACGCGGGAAGGGTAACATCTTGATCTGTTCTGCTGACGTTGCATCTGCATTGTCAATGGCAGGCGTTCTTGATTATACTCCTGCTCTTTCTGGCAACAGTGGACTACTTCCTGATGACAATAGCAGCACTCTTGCTGGTACTCTTAACGGAAGAATCAAGGTTTACGTTGACCCATATTCTGCAAACGTAAGTGACAGACACTTCTACGTTGCTGGATACAAAGGTAGTTCTGCATATGATGCTGGACTGTTCTACTGCCCATACGTTCCTCTTCAGATGGTTCGTGCGGTTGGTCAGGACACCTTCCAACCAAAAATCGGATTTAAGACAAGATACGGTCTTGTTGCAAACCCATTTGCTGAAGGTACAACTCAAGGTAGCGGTGCTCTTACTGCTAACGCTAACCGTTACTACAGACGTAGTTTGGTTGACAACCTTATGTAAGCGATCGCTTATATTTGTTTACTCAAAGGACCCTTCGGGGTCCTTTTTTTTGTTAAATATATTAGTATTAGTGAGTAAAATGTCTGGTAGGAACTACGTGACAAAAGAAGAAATCAACCTCAGAGTTCTAAAACTAAAAACTGAAATTTTTGATAAGCAGTATAAAGGAGCAACTAAAGACTGGGAGGACGGTGCACATTTTATGCTTAACCGTGTTCTCCATATGCTGCAAGAATATCGTGGATAAATAGAATTGGCGGAACCCAATCATTTAGATAATGTCTTTTCAAACGCAAATAAGCAATAGGAATTTCCTCAGTCCAGGTGGGTTTCGCTTTACATTGGCAAAGTATCCTAAGGTTGCATACTTCGCACAAATGGCAAACGTACCAAACATCTCTATGAGTTTGGTTGAGCAACCAACACCATACAGAAGCACCTACCTTGAAGGTACTCTTGACTACGGTCGTTTCAATCTACAGTTTCTTGTAGATGAAAATATGGAGAACTATTTGATCCTTCATAATTGGATGCGTGGTCTTGCAGTTCCAGAGAAGTTCGAAGAACGTCAGCAGATGATCGACGCAACTCCTGAGAACACAGTCAAAAGTTTAGGTGATGATCTAATCTTTGCTGACGGTACACTGACTATCCTCAACTCTAACTTCCAACCTCTATACAATGTCGTCTTCACGAACTTGAAACCAGTGGAACTTAGTACACTAGAGTTTGACGGTACGCTTAGTGACCAAGAATATTTCCAATCAATCGTATCATTCGATTACCTATCATACGAGATCCAAGCAATCGAGGGTGGTAGAAAGAAAAATTTATCTTAATTTATGGCATTACTTGAAGAGTTGCAGGAGTCCTGGTCTAAGGACTCTATTTTTAATGAGGCAGATTTGGGCAGCGAGTCCTTGCAGATAGCAAGTTTACATCAGAAGTACCATATCTACTACAACAAATACAAACTAATTCTTGAGGATGAGAAGTGCAAACTCAAGAGGTGTTACCGTGAAAAGTGGTTGTGGTATAGCGGAAAGAAAACGGACGAGAACAATCAAGTCTTTGATCTAAAGGTACTCAAGGGAGATCTAAACACCTTCCTAGATTCTGATGAAGATATTCAGAAGCAATCCTTAAGGGTAACTTATTTCGAAACTTGTATAAATTATATTGAGAACATCTTAAAGATGATCAACAATCGTGGATTCCAAGTGAAGAACGCGATTGACGCAAAGCGGTTTGAGTTCCCTGTCTAATGGTTACCATTGAAAAGAAGAATGAAACGTTCCTTAGGATCGGTGCTGACTTGTCTCAGCATAGAGAGTTAAGTGATTACTTTACATTTGCAGTACCAGAAGCAAAATTTCTGAAGCAACAGAAACGCTACAAGTATTGGGATGGATTGATCAGACTGTATTCTCCTGGGACAGGTGAACTACCTGTGGGTTTGTTTCATTATCTTGAAGAATGGTTACAGAAAAAGGAATATGATTATACAATAGTTGACAACAAATACTCAGGTACCCCTGGTGAAGAGAACACACTTATCACACCCGAGGCAGTTAATGGTTTTGTTCGATCTCTGGGTACTCCTTTCAAGGCGAGAGATTACCAACTCCAAAGCATTTATTCAGCACTTCGGCACAACCGTAGATTATTACTCTCTCCCACTGGATCTGGGAAATCATTTATAATCTACTGCCTTCTCAGATGGCACCTACAATATAATAGAGAGATCTTGATTATTGTACCAACAACCTCTTTGGTTGAACAACTTTATAAGGACATTGAACAATATGGATTCTACGCTCGCAACACAATACACAAAATCTACGGGGGAAGAGACCGTTATAACAAGAGTCCTGTCGTCATTTCTACGTGGCAATCTATCTACAAAGAGTCTAAGGATTACTTTAATAGGTTTGATGTTGTTATCGGCGATGAAGCGCACCTCTACAAAGCGAAGTCGCTGACAGGTATTCTTAATAAGTGCCACAATGCCAAGTACAGATACGGTCTGACTGGTACGTTGGATGGTATGCAGTGTCATCAACTTCAACTGGAAGGTATGTTTGGCAAGGTTAATAATGCTATACGCACAAAAGACCTGCAAAAGAAAGGACATCTGACGGAACTTAAAATTAATGTACTGCTGTGTAAACACGATTATATTGGTTTCGACTCTTACTTTGATGAAATAAATTATATCATATCCCACGAGAAAAGGAATAATATTATTACTGGTCTTGCTAGAGATTTGGTTGGTAACACTCTGATTCTATTCAACTACGTCGAGAAGCACGGAGAACCTCTTTACGAAATGATAAATAGTAAAGCAGGGGATAAACATATATTTTTTATCCACGGTAAAGTTCCCACTGAGGAACGAGAAGAGGCACGCCAGATCTGTGAGGACACGGACAATGCAATTATTCTTGCATCCTATGGGACGTTCTCAACTGGTATCAATATAAAAAACTTACATAATGTGATATTTGCCTCACCCTCCAAGTCTAAGATTCGTAATCTTCAGTCTATTGGTAGGGCACTACGGAAGCACGATTCAAAGAGTCAGGCAACACTATATGATTTTGCAGATGACATTAGCAATGGTCGTTTTAATAATGCAACTTTGAACCATTTAGTTGAACGTATCCGTCAATACAAGGATGAAAAGTTTGACTACTCAATCACTAAAATCAAATTAGGAAACTAGTATGTCTCTAAATTACATCAAACCCGACGAAGAATTCTACGGATGTATTAAACTTACATCTGGAGAGGAACTGCTTGGCAGAGTTGTTGTAGTAGAAGAGCACAAAGGTTTCTATTGTGCATTCATTCAAGACCCTGGCAAAGTGCATAGCACTGAGAAGATGATTGAAGATAAGAGAGCAGTAGCAGTAGGACTCAAGAGATGGATGGTCTTCTCGGATGAAGACTTCTTTATCATTCCAGAAGAGAGGATCATTACGATCGCGCCGATGTCGTCGGACGCGGTTCTGATGTACAAATTCTTTTGTAAACAAGAGTTCAAAAAACATCCCGATGATCTCCCTGATTCGAGTATTGAACTGACTCAGGAAATGGGTCTTATCGGAGAAGTAGAAAAAATGAGAAAGAAATTAGAACAACTGTTTAACGGTAATAGCTAAGTATATCCTTTGCAACCCTGACAGTGTTGATCATAATTGTTTTAGAGAGGGATGTCAAGGGCATCAATATCCATTGACCACATCCCTGTTCTCTGCTACAATTACATTATGAATTAACCAACACAATGGCGTTAATGGCAGCACGGCGAACCAAAAACCAGCACTATGTAGATAACCAGAAGTTTCTTGCTGCTATCGTTAAATACAGAGACCTAGTGGAAATTGCTAAAGTCCGTGACAAACCCAAACCTAGAATTGATGAGTATATTGGAGAGTGCTTTCTAAAGATTGCTACGCACCTTTCTTATAGACCAAACTTTATCAACTATATGTACAAGGAGGATATGATCTCAGATGGTATCGAGAATTGTGTTCAGTATATTGACAACTTTGATCCTGCTAAAAGCAGGAATCCTTTTGCATATTTTACTCAAATCGTTTACTATGCATTCCTAAGAAGGATTGCTAAAGAGAAAAGACAGATGGATATTAAAGATAAAATTATTGAGAAGAGTGGATTCGATCAAGTATTCCATTCTGACGGAGACGGAGATACTGCACAACTTAATAGTATCAAGTCCCGTATTGAAATGAACAATCGTTATTAATGTTAATCGAACAACTTGCAACTGTCATTCGCTTGGCGATTGAAGGGTTGGATGCTGAAAGAGTTGAATGTGATCAAGAAGAAATAGTCAATGGTAATCTTATCATAAAAAATGAGATCTACAAATGCGAAGGTCTTCGTAAGTTACACCTCGAAGTAGCAAAGACAGATAAACTAGATGTACTCCACTGTGTATTCTTTCCAGACTTTGAGTACCCGATACCTATCTTTGGTGCTGATATTATTGCAACACCTCAGACAGTAACTGCTGCGATTGTAGATGTATCACCTGTAAATGAATGCGGTAACATCTACGCTAGTATAGAACCGTTGTGTAACTCATATAATTTCACACACAAAAGACCATTACCACTATGGGGTGAGATCTTCTCTCCTTGGTGTAAGTTTCAAAGACTACATCTCGCTAGTGAGCAACAGGACTTCATTAACTTGGTCAATAACATCCTTATGATCTATTGTGATCACGTTAAGAAATCTAAGAGGGATGACAACTGGGTCAATAATATGTTAAGATTAGATGACCAGATCTGGTACTGTAAATCCCAGAAACAAAACAAGAAGACTCTCGCAGTTCTAAGTCAATGGTTTGACAGAGAGTTTGCAGAGAAATACATAAACGAAATGCTCTTCGACATCCCAAAACTTAAATGAAACTGACACAAGAAATGATCGACAGGATCCAAGAGTTGATGAACCATACCAAAAAGGATGGTACAATGAATTGGACTGACGGTGAAGACATCAGGATTAGTCTAGCAGGAACGTTCGCTGCTGATCGATTCATCGTTATCGGAAACGAATCTAAAAAACCTTGGGTACCTTCAGAACCACACCCTTACTACGACTACGAAAAAAAGGAATTTATTAAACCAACCAAAGATGAAAGTTCTTCTGATAACTGATCAACACTTCGGTGTTCGTAATGACCACCCTGTCTTCATTGAGAAGTACAGAGAGTTCTATACGAATACTGTGATCCCTTATATTAAGAAGCATAAAATCAAAACAGTATTCTGTTTGGGTGATACCTTTGATAAGCGTAAGTCAATCAACTTTGCATCTCTAGATGCTGCAAAGGAAATGTGGTTTGATCCACTTCAAGAGTTGGGTGTCGCGATGATTATGCTTATCGGTAATCACGACATCTATTATAAGAATACTCTACGTGTGAATGCACCTAATCATCTACTAGGTGAGTATGATAATATTACTGTTATTGAGTCACCAACAGAATTCAAATTTGGTGAGAAGAAAATTCTTTTCTTGCCTTGGATTTGTCCTGACAATAAAGATGATGTTGATGATATTATTGACAAGTCCACTGCTGACATTCTACTTGGACACCTAGAACTATCTGGGTTCGAGGCAGTTCCAGGTCACATAATGGAGCACGGAGAAAACCCTGAGAGGTATGGTAAGTTCCCACTAGTGTGTACTGGTCATTATCATATGAAGTCTAGACAAAATAATATTCAATACCTCGGTAATCCGTACCATCTTTACTGGAATGATTACGGTCAGGATCGTGGATTCCACGTACTAAATACTGATACACTAAATTTAACATTTGTAAAAAATCCATACGACATATTCTGCAAATTATATTATGATGATTCTAGAAACGATTACGATGATATTCCTGACCTCACTGAACTCAAAGGAGCATTCGTCAAACTAATTGTTCAGAACAGATCTAATCAGAAATGGTTTGATCGTATGATTAAAGCAATTCAACAGGCAGATGTGGCAGATCTAAAAATCATTGAGGATCTTACACTAGATGCACCCGAGATTAAAGAAGACGTGAAGATGGAAGATACAATGAGTATCCTTGAGACTTACGTTATGGACTTGGAGGAATCTGTTGACAAGAAAAATGTCGTTAACATTCTGAAGTCCTTATACGTGGAGAGTCTAAACCTATAATGTATATCCTTGTTGATAATTCTAACGGAGGGGTGTATGCTGTAAACAAAGCAGATCCTGACAATCCAGATGCTAAGGAACCACTTACCAAGGCAGTGCAGATTTTCATTGACAAGGATGATGCTGTGCGCTATAATTTAATGCTAGAGGCAAACGATTACAAACGTAAACTAGATGTCCTTGAGGTTGATTTCGATCTCGTAGTACATAATTGCCTAGCGCATCGCTACGACTATGTTGTAGTAAAACCTGATCAAGTGGTGGTACCTCCAGATTTTCAATGATTATTTTTGAGAAACTTAGATGGCGAAATTTTTTATCAACTGGCAACAACTTCACCGAACTGGATCTAATTGATACTTCCTCAACTCTTGTTGTAGGTAACAATGGTGCAGGCAAGTCCACAATGTTGGATGCTTTGTGCTTTGGATTATTCAATAGACCTTTCCGAAAGGTGTCCAAGTCTCAGTTGGTAAATACTATTAACGAAAGAGATACCCTCGTTGAAATTGATTTCAGTATTGGTTCTGTTTCGTACAAAGTAGTACGAGGGATGAAACCCAATGTATTTGAAATTTGGAGGAATAGCGAACTCGTTGATCAAGACGCTGCGAATCGAGACTACCAGAAATACTTGGAACAATCGATACTTAAACTTAACTTCAAGTCTTTCACTCAAGTTGTTATACTTGGAAGTTCGACTTTTGTTCCTTTTATGCAGTTATCTGCTCCTCATCGAAGAGAGGTTATCGAAGATCTACTGGACATTCAGATCTTTTCGCAAATGAATATGCTCCTCAAGGAGCGTATGAAAGATAACAGAGAACAACTCAAAGAGTGTGAGCATCAGTTACAACTTGCAGAACAAGCAATTAATTCTCAGAAGAGAACTGTTGATAAGTTATCAGCAGTAAATGATGAGCGTATTAATAGACAGCAAGATAAATTTAAAGACAATGAAGATAGAATGTTGGTGATCAAAGAAGAGATCTCCCTCATTGAAACTCGTGTCATCGGACTCAAGTCTATGCAAGAAGAGTTGCTGAGGCACGAAGGTATTCTGATGAAGCAAAATAAAATCAAATCTAAACTACAAGACAAAGGTAAGAAGTCTATCAAGGATAAAGAATTCTTTGAGAAGAACTCGACCTGTCCTACCTGCTCTCAGGATATTGAAGAATCATTTAGAAATATGAAGGTTTCTATCTATTCGAAGAAGTACGAAGAGATGCGTGTTGCAGTCTCTGAACTTGACACACAGATTGCAGATACTATGTCACTTTGTACTAGTATTCAGAAAGAAACAAATCAACTTACAGAAGATCAATTTGAGATCCGCCGTTTGTATAATGAAGAAAAGAATTTAATGAAAGAGAATAGTGAGATCTTATCTCACGTTCAACGTCTAAATACATTACCCGACATCAAGAAGGAGAGAGAACAACTAGTTGCCTTCCAACAAACTTATGATGAGAAGGAAGAGTCTTGTTCTAAAGTTTCTAAAGAAACCTTGGATTACAAACTAGTTGGCAACCTCCTTAAGGATGGTGGTATCAAGTCTAAAATTATCGCTAAGTATATCCCTATCATTAACCAGAGAATTAATAAGTATCTGGGTGAGATGGATACCTTCGTTAATTTTACTCTTGACGAAGAGTTTAGCGAGGTGATAAAATCTCGTCATCGCGACAAGTTCTCCTATGCCTCATTTTCTGAAGGCGAAAAGCAGAAGATTGATCTGTCATTATTATTTACTTGGAGACACGTTGCGAAACTCAAAAACTCTGTAGCGACAAACCTTCTCATTCTTGATGAAGTGTTTGATTCATCGCTCGATAACCAAGCAACAGATGAACTCTTAAAGATTCTTAAGAGTCTAGGTAGCGACACGAACTTCTTTGTAATCTCACATAAAGGTGAGGTACTTGCAGATAAGTTTGAAAAGCAAATTCGTTTTGAAAAAGTAAACGGATTTAGTAAATCATTCCTTTATGAATAATGTTTAGTCATCCCTTTTTTACTAGTAACAATGGGTACGCCAAGCACGATGAATTGAAGTTTGATCTTCTAGATCATCGTGACGACATCTGTAAAGATTCCAATATTTTTTATGGCACTGGGTACTCAACTGTTCATTCTAACTTTGAATATCATTTGGTGTATCCAAAGTTTGCAGATTGGGTACTCTCGAATATCGAACCTTTTGATGAAGAACTCCAGATTGACAAGATGTGGGTCAACGTCAATCCGAAAGGTGGGTTCCAAATGCGTCACAACCACGCAGATTGCGATATGGCAGGGACTTACTATGTCAAGGTCCCACCAGGTGACACTGGGGACATATATTTCTATCATCCCGCACACTCTGTCGAAACGTTAAATAGAATACAACCTTATTGGGCATACACACATTGTCAAATCCCAAGAGAGCGTGACTTATACTTCTGGCCAGGTTATAATGACCACGAAGTAAGACAAAATTATGAAAACCAAGAACGATGGTCCATCAGTTTCACTCTGAAAATACCTCAGAAGACCCGAGAAGTAAGATTTCCCAATTTACCCAGGACTTCTTAGACCCATTGAAGATTCATCGGGTTGAATTATTTCCTAGCACGATCTATGTGTTCAGTCATACTAACAGTCTGATTACAGAGGAAATAAATTCACTACCAAATGATCCTGAGATCCTATCACACTTATCCCCAGGTGCAAAACGTTCTATCGTTGAAGGATCGCACAATGGTATGTACGGTCTGCAATTATTCAAACGATATAAGATGCCAGAGTTTGAACGATTTGTTTTTAATGCATTAGAAAGAGTTTATCCTGAGGCACAAATTTTTCAAAGTTGGATAAATAAATTACCGAAGGGTAGCAGTCAGGCAGTTCATACTCACGCTAACTCTGTTGTGTCTGGTGTATATTATCACGAGACCCTACCACAAATGGGTGGTATCGTTTTTATGAATCCAAATCCATACTCTAAGATGGCAATGTGGGGCACAGAAGAAGGTAGATTCTTTCCTTGTACACCTAATACATTAGTATTATTCCCATCTTGGATGGAACATAAAACATCAGAGAACCGATCAGATCTTCCACGAGTATCTTTAGCATTTAACGCAAAGTAGACAGTTGACAAACTGGCACACTAACCCTTCCATTCGCTTGGAGGGGTTTTATAATATGTACATAAGACACGAAAACAAATGACAGTAAACACAGGAGTCAAAGGTACACTTGCTAAGTTGCTCGCAACTGAAGACCTTATCATCGAGCACAAGCAATGCGAGACAGCATCATTCGATGTCAAGCGTAGAGTTCTAACTCTTCCTCAGTGGGAGAAAGCAACTGAGCAGGTCTATGATCTACTTGTAGCACACGAAGTAGGACACGCACTTTATACTCCTGCTGACTGGAATGCAGATCAGTTCAAATGTCCTCAGTCATACGTCAACGTAACAGAAGATGCACGTATCGAGAAGATGATGAAGAGACGCTATCAAGGTCTACCAAAAACTTTCTACAGAGGATACAGAGATCTAGATGCTCAAGATTTCTTCCAAGCATCTGATGCTTACAAACTAAACCTTATCGATCGTATCAACCTTCACTTCAAGATCGGTAACTTCAGAAACATTCCTTTCTCTTCTGAAGAGCAAGTATTTGTAGATGAGACTGGTAACGCAGAGACTTTCCAAGAAGCGTGTGACGTTGCTCTTAAGATCTTCAAGTATATGAAGGAGACTCTTGAAGAGCAGCAGACACAAGAAGTTCCAGTTCCTAAGGGTGCACCTACAGATGGTGGACAAGGTGAGATGATTCCATCTGATGAGAAGAGCGATGCTCCTGTTGATCAGGAAAAGTTCCAAGAGGACGTAAACCCTGATGCAGACATTGACAATCCATCCTTTGAGCAAGGTCAACCAGAACCAACTGATGATCAGCAAGCAAACGGACAAGAAGGTACAGATGCTAAAGATCCTCTAGAGTCAATCACTGATCAACAATTCCAAGATGCAGTCAAGGATCTTGTTGAGAATACATATGACTCTGAGTACATTCAGATCCCTACTGTTGACACTACAAAACTAGTTGTCGGTTGGGAGAAACTTGTAAATCACTCTGAGTCTTACTGGGCAGGTTGTGATTCTGATCACGAGAAAGAAGAACTTGACAAGTCTGTAGTTGAGTACAATGAGTTCATCAAAAAGTCTCAAAAAGAAATCAACTATCTTATCAAAGAGTTTGAGTGCAGAAAAGCAGCAGACTCCTATGCACGTTCACTTACATCTAAGACTGGTGTTCTAAACACAACTGTATTGCACCAGTACAAGTACAACGATGACATCTTCAAGAGAGTAACAGTTGTACCTGATGGTAAGAACCACGGTATGATCTTCCTTCTTGACTGGTCAGGTTCTATGTCAAACTGCCTGTTTGATACTGCCAAGCAAGTCCTACAACTTGCACACTTCTGCAGAAAGATCAACATCCCATTCCGTTGTTATGGATTTACCTACGCTTGGAATGCATTCTACAATCAGGAGTCTCCTCAGGATGAACGTTTTGTTCCAAACTACGGTGACATCTCATTCTCTAACGGATTCTGTCTTGTAGAAATGCTTTCTTCTGAAGCAAAGAAAAAGAAAGACTTCGATCGTTCTTGCTTGACATTCTGGAGGAACGTTGCATCTAACTGCAGCGACAGAGGACACTGGTATGGTCGTCACTACGGTTTCAACCACGCTCCAGGTCTAGGTCTCAGTGGTACACCTCTTATTGAGGCAATCTCAGCAATGCATTCTGTCATCCCTCAGTTCAAGAAAGAGACTGGTGCTCAGAAAGTATCTCTCTCAGTCTTGACTGACGGTGAGTCTGGTCCTGCATCTTACTTCTGTGAGCGTAACGGTCTCTTCTCAGGTAGGTTGTTTGAGAATACATACGGACGTAGGTGCCAACTTCGTGACCGTAAACTTGGTAAGATCTATCAGAAAGAAGATAATCCTTCATACCAAGTAAACATCTTCCTTCAGAATCTTAAGGAGAGATTCCCTGAGGTAACAACTATCGGGTTCCGTCTTGTTAACGCACGTGATGCTGCAGGTTACCTTCGTCAACTTGCGTATATGAATGCTCTGAAGAGAGTTGACGTTGCTCACGCTAAGTTCCGTAAGGACAAGTTTGTAGAGATCACAGAGTCTGAGTATGATGTACTCTACGTTATGCCTACAAACACACTAGAAGATAGTGAGTCCATCGATGTTGAGGACGGTGCTGAGATCAAAGAGATCCGTGCTGCCTTCAAGAAACTTTACAAAGGCAAGGGGAGTAATAAGAAGATGCTCTCATCCCTAAGTAAGACAATCGCATAAGTGGCACACTGTCCATAGCATCTGTGCCACAGATGCCCTATACTTAATTCATAGCAAACAAATCAAACACACTAAACAAATGCCTTTCGATCCTATTCCACACACAACAGAAGATTTCTTCAACTATCTTGTAGAGAACTTCGGACCAGAAGTTTCTGTTCCTAATCTTCTCGCAGCATCTGACCACTTCGGATGTTCTCTTGCTACTGTCAAGAAACGTATGAAGCAGTACAAAGCAGGTTACAACAAGTGGCAACTCACAGTTACTGAAGCACGTAAGCAACTCGAAGCAGCAGTTGCACCATCAGTATCTCTTGTTCCTGCAGTAGATCCTAACTTCATTCCTTTCGGTAACTACTCCACAATCAAGAAAGTTATCAAGAGTAAAGCATTCTATCCTACTTACATCCAAGGTTTGTCAGGAAACGGTAAGACTCTAGGTGTAGAGCAAGCGTGTGCATCTCTAAATAGAGAGTTGATTCGCGTAAATATCACTATTGAAACAGACGAAGATGATCTTATTGGTGGGTTTCGTCTTGTTGATGGTAATACTGTTTGGCACAACGGACCAGTCGTCGATGCTCTGGAGAAAGGAACTGTCCTTCTTCTAGATGAGGTTGACCTTGCATCGAACAAGATTCTATGTCTTCAATCTGTACTGGAAGGTAAAGGAGTATTCCTTAAGAAGATTGGACGTTATGTACAACCATCCCCAGGATTCAATGTTATTGCAACTGCAAATACTAAAGGTAAAGGCAGCGATGACGGTCGCTTTGTTGGAACAAATGTTCTCAATGAAGCATTCCTAGAGCGTTTCGCTATTACCCTTGAACAAGATTACCCAACAGTGGTAACTGAAACCAAAATCCTCAAAGCAATCTGCTCTGATGATGACTTCTGTAAGCGTCTTGCTGACTGGGCATCTATCATCCGTAGAACATTTGCTGAAGGCGGTATCGATGAGTTGATCTCTACTCGTCGGTTGGTTCACATTGCCAAGGCATTCAACATCTTTGGTTCCAAAGAAGATGCAATCAAGTACAGCATCAACAGGTTTGATGATGAGACTAAGCAAGCATTCTTCGAACTGTATGATAAGATTGACGCGGACTTCGCACCCGAAGGTGACAAAGTTGTTCCTTTAAATGGAAACGATGTTGACTTAGGGTGATAACTCTGATAAACTAAAAGCATCCTATGGATCTCCCTATTAACGACGAGGAACTCCTCACTATTGTCGCTGCCCTTAAACTGGGTGGCGACACTGCCCTTCATAACAAACTCAAACTTGTTACTGAACTAAAGGCACTAGGGAAACCTTACAAAAAAATCCTTCGAGAACAATACGGTTATGTCGTGTAAGTATGAAGAAGAGGAAACTCTTCAACAATTGAAAGACTACATCATCGGAACATACCAAGGTCACTATTCAGCAGGTAATGATCAGATTCAAACTCTAGATCTAATTGAAGCGTGTGGTGATGCTGAGGCATTCTGTAGAAGTAACATTCTAAAGTATGCCTCTCGTTATGATAAGAAGGGATCCTCTAAAATGGATCTCTTAAAGGTGATGCATTACGCAGTCCTTCTATTCCATTTCTCTAACAAGAACCAAATTACTGAATCCTATCCTCAATGAGCACAGTCAAGATTTCTAAAAAAACACAATCGATTCTAAAAAACTTTGCTACTATCAATAAGTCGATCGTTATCGATCCTGGCAGTAGGATCCGTACGATCTCTGTCAATCGCAACATTTATGCTTCTGTCGAAGTTACTGAAAAGTTCCCTCAGCAAGTCCCGATTTATGACTTGGGTCTTTTCCTCTCTGGTCTCTCGTTGTTTGAGAACCCAATTTTTGACTTCAGTGATCCTCAGAAACTTGAGATCAAAGATGAAGTCCACCAAGCAAAGACACAATACTACTACAGTGACCCAGACATCATCACGAAACCACCGTCCAAAGAGTTGGACATCCCTGGGGTAGATGTAGAATTTAATCTTCGCACTGATACTCTTGCAGACCTTCTCCGTGCTGCTTCCGTTTACCAAGTACCTGATCTATGTCTGTATAATGGTGGTGGTAACATCAACTTGATGGTCTGTGATAAGAAGAATGAAACCAGTAACACATTCAGTGTTCCAGTTGGTGTTCTCTCTTCTCCTGAGGATGAGTTCTGCTATTGTTTTAAAGTAGAGAACCTTCGTCTTCTCCCTGGTGATTACAAAGTCCGTATTGCTAAGAACAAGATCGGTCACTTCCAATCAACCAGTACAGATCTTGAATACTACATCGCTCTAGAACCCAAAGGCAAATGAAGCAAACTGACCTCTTCTCAGTTCCAGTTTATATCTACTCAGTAAAAGACTGGGAAGTTATCAAGATGCATTTCTTGAACAAGATTAACTGGAACGATCCAGAGTGTCAGGATTTGATGCAAGATGATTATCTCAATGGTGGGTATAGCGATTTCCACAAGTATTATGCTGCAGGACGCAACCCAGAATACTATGATGAGTTGATGACAATCTTGCACGAACCTCTCCAAGAGTTTGCTAGTATGAACCCTGGAGCATTTGTGTCAAATGCGTGGTGCCAAAAGTATCCCGCTAACACTTGTCACGCTGCACACAATCACGGTGCAGTTGGATACTCTTCAGTATTCTATGCACAACTGGGTAGAGCACATAAACCCACATCATTCTTCTCACCGTTGATTGATCCGTGGACTGGACAAATCGAATCGATTGAACCAGAATGTAGGGAAGGTGATATAATTTTCTTCCCATCCTATCTTATCCACCAGTCACAACCACATCGTGCTGCTGAAGATAAGATTATATTTTCTTTCAACTTACATCTCTCAGGAGAGACTATTTCATTATGAGTGATTTTCTTTGGTGTGAACAATATCGTCCTCGTAAGATCGACGATTGTATCCTGCCCGAGAATATCAAGAGTGTACTAAACAAGTTTGTAGAGCAAGGTGAGATCCCTAACCTGCTACTGTCTGGACCTCCTGGTATTGGCAAGACTACAGTAGCAAAAGCATTATGTGAACAACTAGAGGCAGACTACTATGTCATCAACGGATCAGACGAAGGACGTTTTCTCGATACAGTCAGAAACAATGCGAAGAACTTCGCTTCGACCGTATCGCTTACTTCAACTTCTAAACACAAAGTCATCATCATTGACGAAGCAGATAACACAACCAATGATGTTCAACTCCTCCTACGGGCAAGTATTGAGGAGTTTAGTGGCAACTGCAGATTCATCTTCACCTGCAACTACAAAAACAAAATCATTGCCCCCCTCCATTCTCGCTGCTCAGTTGTTGACTTCGGGATCACAGGCAAACAAAAGCAACAACTCGCAGCAGAGTTTTTCAAGCGTGTCCAGTCCATCCTTGAAGAGCAGAAAGTCTCTGCTGAACCTCGCGTTCTGGCGGCGCTAGTACAGAAATATTTCCCTGACTTCAGACGTACACTAAATGAACTCCAACGTTATTCTTCCATTGGTAAGATTGACACTGGTGTTCTTGCTGCTGTATCTGATACTAAACTTGACGACCTAGTAAAGTTTCTCAAGGACAAAGAGTTTACTAAGATGAAGAAGTGGGTTGTTCAGAATCTGGACAATGAACCTACACAGATCATCAGGAATGTTTACGACAGTCTCTATACATATCTGTCACCACAATCTATTCCTGAGGCAGTGCTTCTGATTGGTGAGTATCAATACAAGGCAGCGTTCGTTGCTGACCAAGAGATTAACTTGGTTGCTTTCCTTACTGAACTTATGATGAGGTGTCAGTTCAAATGAAATTGAAATACCCCAAAGCATATAACTTTGTAGATGCTCTGACAGATATTAGATCAGCAATCTTGCTGATTGGACTCCACGGTAAAGGACTTATTGGTCTAGAACTTGGGGTCTTTCGTGCAGAAAGTCACCTGACTATTTTGCAGAACTGTCCTAACGTAAAGAAGTTGTATGGTATTGATAACTGGGAACCATACACTGACTGGATGAATCCAGAAGGTGATGGTCCTTTGAACTCTACTTCTCCTGCACAGATGGAGTCGCACGAATGGATCGCCAAGCATCACATCAAGTGGTCTGGTGAGCAGCATCGTTCAGAACTTTGGAAAGGCAATACAGATTCCCTTCACGATGATTGTGACGATGAGACATTCGATTTTATTTTCTTTGATGCTTGGTTGGATTACGAACAAGTAAAACGTGAACTAAATGATTGGTATCCTAAAATTAAAAAGGGTGGTCTAATCATTGGGCACGATTACAATGCTGAACCAGTTAATGTTGGTGTGGCAGAGTTTAGAGATATAAATGACATCAACAGTCATATGGCAACATATGATTCTATGTTTACTTGGAAAAAATGAATCACATTGGATTAGAAATTGTCTTCTGGACTACACTTACAGTCTATCTGTTCGCTAGACTTGGAGTATTCAAGAAATGAAAAAACACGAGATCTTTCCTATCGAGATCTTTACCTTTGAAAGACCCGATCTTGTAGATCCTATCTTGGATGCTCTTGATCCTATTGAACGTGGTATGTTTAACTTCCCACACCCTGTACAGTCTACTAAAGGTAACCTTCAAAACCTTCCTGCATTTCGACCACTTACAACTTGGATCGAAGAATGTCTAGAAGAGATTAAGGTTGATCAAGAGTTTGAGATGTGGGGTAAGTTTGAAATCTCTATGATGTGGGGCAACGTATCGATGCCACACTCTGAAGGGATGCATCAACCACACAGACACCCTCTTTCATACTGGTCAGGTATCTTCAATTTAACTGAAGGTCACCCAACGCAGTTCCAAGACCCCTGTTGGGTCCGTTCTTACAATCAGATGGAAGTAGTATCCTCAGCATATAAGAACGCTTGTAGCGCCCCTGAGTGGCGTCCTGGGACACTGGTAGTCTGGCCAAGTTGGTTAATTCATTTTTCAACACCTCACGTGGGTGATATGTTCCGTGCAAATATTGCGTGGAATGCACTTCCAACTGGTCCTATTAACTTCGGACCCTTTGGACAAAATATGACCAACATCAAGTTGGTACAAGATGATCCTGTTATGCAACCAAACCCTAATGAAAATTGACAAGCACTACGATCCTTACGAGGATTTGGAAAAAGAAATTATTGCTGACATTAAGTATGCTTCGGATAGAATCGGTGGTATAATGCATACATCAACCAGAGTGAATTCTATGGGTGAATCGTGTAAGGTAATTACCATTGAGTATGACTTTTCAGTACAGTGAGATGAAATCCTACAAAACTCCCCTCCGCTATCCTGGTGGGAAGTCACGTGCTGCTGCAAAACTGTACCCACAGTTTCCTGATTACGTGAAAGAGTTTCGTGAACCATTCTTAGGTGGTGGTTCTATGGCAATCTATTTCTCAAAAGAGAATCCTGACACTCCTGTCTGGGTGAATGATACTTACTTTTACTTGTATAACTTCTGGGTACAACTTCAAGATCGTGGATACGAATTGAGTGATACTCTGATGACAATCAAGAATCATCACGACAATGAGGTTAAAGCAAAAGAACTCTTTCAGAAATGTAAAGCAGACATTGCAAATGTCTCTGAGTTTCAACAGGCAGTTTACTTTTACATTCTTAATAAGTGTTCATTCTCTGGACTGACAGAGAACAGTTCATTTTCTAAGCAGGCATCAGTATCAAACTTCAGTAAGAAAGGAATCAGGAAACTTGCACACTACGGTCAGATCATTGAGCACTGGGAAATCACTAACGATGACTATTCAGAATTGATCCCTCATTACGATGATAA